CCACCACCAGCACCAGGACTACCACCACCAGCACCAGGATCACCGGCTGCACCTCTTAAAAAATTCGATATGGATGCTGCCGTTACGGATACCCAGCAAAAAATTCTTGCGATAGCCGATACAATTCATGATTTCTGGGGAGGAGCTCGTGGAAAAAAAGGAAGTTCAGAATCTGCACCAATTAAACCTATTTTGCTTAACATGTTTAGAAAATTATTTGACGAATCACCACTTGATGTACGTGATGTTGCAAGTGAAATAATACAACTTATAGAAGAGAAACTAATAGCCGATGCTAAAGTCAATCCTGATAAAGATCCATCAAAGATAAAGATCCTTTTATCTGAAATAGAAAATACAATCCGCGATTATTTTGAAGATTTTACAGAGACCTTACAACGGCCAGATCCAGCTGCATCTGCTTCACACACCGAAATTATATCTGGAGTAAAAAAAGCAGATAGCTTACGTGAAGAAAATGATGTGTTTGTAATTACACAAGGAACAAAAAGAGTAAAATTGTTTAATACAGGGGAATGTGAAATTGTTGGAAATTTTATCTTAGATTTTCTTTTTGGCAATCATGATATGCCACTGGTAAAACTAACATGTGACACAGCTCCCGCAAAGGTTGCTCTCATCTTTAAAGAATTTTCCAATGTGTGTGCTCTTCTAACACCTATGAATTTCGGTGATTCTGCTACCTCATCGCCTGACCAAGTAATTGGTAAAGGCGGAACAGTCTATACATGTCCTAAAAATGTAAAATTTAATGATGGAGTATATGAGTATGATATTTACGATTCTTTTGTATCACGTAGAGCAGTTCTTACACCTCAATTTAAAATCTCTTATGAAAATAATGGATTTACCAATAAAAAACCATATGGTTTCACGTATAACATAAAGGCCGGTATGGGTGAAGAGCAATCATTCACATTTAATTCAGCAGAACGTCAGGGCCCATCGCTCAATTATCTGTTAGATGCACATCTAAGAATGTATAATATCAAGCCTCCCGAAGGTAAAGATATATCAAGTGTTCTTCCACAAATCCGAGCAGCATTAAATTCAATCCCGCTTCAATCGGGCTGTTTACGAGTTGCAGATATAGATATAGAGAATGAGAAACTTCTACTTAAGATTTATAAGAGTATTCACGAAAATCAATCCATTTGGGAAGAGATTAAACGTCTTGGTGATCAAGATCAATGCGATGCTGCTGCATATCTCTATAGAATGGGTGAGTTTGTTATTCTTGTAACGATTGATCGTCCCTGTTTCTTACTAGCGCGTCTATTAGGTGTTCCATGTATTCTCCATCATAAAGATAAACTCACACTGTCAAAAAATCGTCTAGCCGAAACACCACTTACAGAAGAAGAGAAAGCTATATTTAAGGCTAAGAAGACTGAAAAATTTATTAAAAATTATACTCCTTTATATGATACTATAGTCGCCAAGCTAGAGGCCAGGGTCGCAGACAAGGACCTCGCCATCGCCAGAAATGGGCTAGATTTTCTTACTAGATTTCTCGCATCTATACCATCTATTGCCTCAATAGTTTGGCCGGTAAAGGTAAGAGGTGAAGGAGGGTCTAATACAGGACGTGACATATTTCGTAAAGTCTTGGCTATACGTTTAGAGGATATCAAAGCAAAAATTACAGGTATAATAGGTATAATAGCACGGCCGAGTGGCTGGACTAATTTAACTACACTACCATCTGATTCTGATAAAGAAAAAAAAATAAGAGAACTGTTGTATGAATTTACTAAAATTAATATTGATGCGTCATCGCTCAGTGATATTATGCGATTAATAAAGGCTAATACACTATTTGATATTAATACCGATTATGATGAATTTAATTTTTCTCTATCTGACTTTACAAAACTACTTGCATTATATAATTCTACAGTATTTACGATTGATAAAAAATACAGAGATGATCGCCCTATTGATTTCTTAGATCAATTAGCATCATATAATACATATGTTTCAAGATTATGCAATGGGTTTCTAAACACCGAGGAAGGCAAACGTGTGGAATCAGCCTTAGTGATACCTCAAAGTTATAATCTTCCTTATACATCTGAGACGCTAAATGAAAATTCTATTGCTGTTAAAGCGTATTATGCAGCAAAAGCGAATCGCCAAAATGAGCCATCTTCTGCAATTGGCACACTTGCAGATTTAGATGAGAAAGTTGCTACCACTTTGGCTGCAGTAAAGATAACGTTTAAAGCGGCACAAGACTTCCTTAAAACACAAGTAACGTGTGTCCGTGATCATACTACGCCTCCTGATGATAAAGCATGTGTTCAGGTAGGAGCTGGTCTAGATGAAAATACAGAGATATTGAACAGCGTGGCTGAATTATTCAGTGTAATATGCAGAGAAGCTGCCGCATTTGTGAATCAAATATATTCAACTTTTGATAACGACGGATTGAAAAACTATGTTAAAAAACAGCTCTGTAATGATATAATATACAACAGATCTTATACGCGCATATTGGATAGTTTAGCAACCGTAGAATCTGTTCTTTCAGCTGACAAAGCCACGATAGATACATTACGCGGATTCGTAGCAAATGCTGTTGTACCAAAGCTGGAAGACAGAGCTACTCTTCTGCAAGAGAGAGCTACTCTTCTGCAAGAAAGAGCTACTCTTCTGCAAGAAAGAGCTACTCTTCTGAAAAGTCGCCCTGATAGAATACCACAAGCAGAATTGGAAACAATTACAAAGCATAAAGAAGAGTGGGAAAAGTATGTGTCTGAGTCGGCGGATATGGCAGCAGTTACGCAGTTCAAAGATAAGATTTCAGCCGTTAAGATAGAAGCTGCCACATTTATAAAACATTTATCAAGGAACACCGACATAGATATGTTTAGTAATAGATTACTTACACGATGGGAGGAAGGTCTAGAATTAATTAAACAGGAAACAGATATTGATGTTAAAAATATGCTACCAACGGATGAGACAGAAAGACTGATTGGTGTTCTCCTAAATCCCTTTTCTGAAGGTGTTAGTAATCCACCTAATTATAAGGTGGATCTCCGTCTTGGTCATCCATTTAATGAGATACCGGCTGTACTAGACGGTAAAGATCCAGACACAATTATACCAACTGTTATACCCAATATGTTAGTAACACTAGCGTTTATGAATGACATTATTAATGGTGATGTTGGTGCAGATACATCCTATTTTTCATATATGGTTATGAGTAAGGGGGTCATACCGAGTGGGCTAGCAGAGTATAATATTTCTGAGAGTGCTAATTGGAAAAGTCTAGAAAAAATACTTAAAAATACATCGTGGGCATTAGCAGGTGCAGGACTATCACGAGAATCACTTACTCTGGCAGCTGGACGTGGTGGCGCGCGCACTACGCGTCGGCGAAATCGTAACAAGAATCGTAAAACAAAGCGTCGTTGATGCACTCTGAACACTATTCATATCTGACACGTTCTGAACACGTCGGATATGAATGTAAGGAATGTTAGTTAATCAGGCTATCCGCTTAGAGTCTAGGGAACCCCACCAGGTTGGCACCCAGACCGAAGCCCGCACCCTGGCGCGCCGTGAGGCCGATGCTGGGCGCAAGAAGATCAAGAAGCGCGAACGTCACCGCGGCAACAATGGCGCAGGCGAGCACCTCCTCCATGTTGAGCTTCTTCTGGGGGATGATGAAGCAGGCAAGAGCCACCGCGAGACCCTCAAGAAAGTACTTGATCGCACGCGTGACGAGCTCAGTAATTGTGAAACCGTCCATACTTATAATCTGGACCGCGAAAATCTTTCTGACACGCGTTGGTCTAAAGCTGTTTCTGAGTATAATAGTACAATGAGTGACAGTTCATCCGATAAACCCCAGGTGTTTCTAGAGGGCGATGAAGAGATCCGGGGTCAGAAGTATGTATGTCTGAGTTTCCTAACCCCCAACCGGGGGATCCTCCGCAACAAGGATCTCTTTTTCTTCAGCAAGTTCCTCGAGTTTTACAATATGGATTACAAGATCCGCGCAACCGAGTCCTTTATCATGGGTCAATTCCGGGAAATCCAGAATGCATTGTCAGATGTTGAGCTCCAGCTCCGTAATTCGGATACGGCAGATGCGACTCTTACACTCACTCTTTCAGAGAAGCTCACGAAGCTCCGGGGCGAAATGAGCAAGAAGACCGCGGCCGATCTGGAGAATCACGTGAAGAATAATATGGCTGATTTCAAGGAGAGCTCCGTTGTAGAGACCTACGAGAAGTACATGCAGGTGAATCGCCAGCGTCTGGAGGATGAATTCCACAAGCAGAAGAACTTCCAGACCACGATGCACGGCCTCAAGGTGCGCGGTGTCTATTCTAATCAGGAGCAGGCGAATGCGCATGCCAAGGCCATTAATAAGAAGGATCCGTACTTCAACGTGTATGTGGCCGACGTGGGTGAGTGGCTGCCCTGGGATCCAGAGCCCGATGAGGTCAAGGACCAGGAGTATCAGAGCACTGAACTGAACAAGCTCATGCAGTCCTACAAGGAGAATGCTGAGAAGCGCGATGCATTCTTTGAGGAGGAGAAGCGCCAGAAGATGGCAAAAGCCGCTGCAGAAGTAGCTGCTGCTAAGGCCGCAAATGCTAATGCAAAGGAGGTGAAGAAAGCCCCCACGTTTGGTGAGCAGGAGGGCGAGGATCAGAAGACACCGACCGATATGTTTGCAGCTACGGGTGCTCCTGATCTTGCAATTGGTCGTAAGCAGGAAGCGGCGGCCTCAACGATTACCTATGCATAACATCGGGTTTGAGGACTTGACTAGAAGACGTCATATGCGCGGATGTAACGACAGTAGAAAGCATGGGAAAATAATGGGCATCCTGTGCATTGCGGGCGGCCAAAAGTTTCTGCATATCTGCACCAAATGAATTATCCGCGACCGCCGGTTTCGTATAACCGGATCCCTTTAATTTTTTGCCGTGGCATTTCATTCTATTAGATCCATGCACTCTTATTCAGAGAACTTCATCCAACGTCGTAAAATCAAAGAGTCCATATTCGCACTTCTCATGATTCCATTGCGGCAAAGAACCGAATCGCTCAATCATAGACACTAGTCTGTTAGGATGCCAGCAATATTGCATCAATGCCTCTTTTATAGCTGCGTAGCGAGTCACTGTACGTTTAATCTCTTTAAAACGGTCAATATACTCTTCATGCGATTCAGTTTCATCAGATTCCAGAAAACTATTGCCCCAACACTCCAATGTGTTGAGGCAGTCCGGAAGATCCGGCAACATTAATAACGGCATAGAATCACAGGAAAATGATAGATATATGAGTCTATCAGGAAGAGACGGCAACACGCGTAGTGTAAGATTATCTCTGCAGTCTAACCATGCAAGGGTGTTAGGTATCGGAGGTAATGAAATGAGTTCATTATATCCGCATCGTAAGTATATGAGCGTTGCTGGCAGCGGCGGCATTGACACCAGTTTATTATCGCTGCACCATAACTCTGTAAGATCTTTAGGAAGAGCCGGTAGCTCTGTAAGATTATTATCGGCGCAACACAAGAAAGTTAGATTCGCAGGAAGTGGTGGCAGTGATATCAAATGATTATACTGGCATTGTAACTCTATAAGAAGAGTAGGAAGAGGAGGCAAAGTAGATAGATTATTAGACAAACAATCTAGCTTCTTTAAGGTGACAGGAAGTTGAGGCAATGACGTTAAGCTATTATTCCAACAATGCAGTATTTCAAGGCCTGTGGGAAGTGGAGGCAATGATGTCAGATGATTATTAATACAACTTAGCTGAGTAAGAGTATCAGGAAGCGGCGGCAGCGATATCAGTTGGTTATTCCGACACCATAACTGAGTCAGACCAGCAGGAAGAGTAGGAAGTTCTGTAAGTTCAAGGCCGTCTAAGTTAAGACAGGGAGTACGATTATTCAAGGCTCTGTTTTGCTCCCATAATTGAATTCGTTGTCTTGCAATGTCCATTTACTATCTTCATGCTATAAAGGCCGTGCTCTGTCATATTTATACATACTATACTATGATTTTTCTCTGACCAACAGGTAAGAACTATCAAAGTACTATTTAAAAGTAATGTTATCTATATAGCGTTGTAGAATGCGTCTATGTATCTCTTTTTCATTGGCTTTATTAAGAAACTGTTTAATAAAAGTAGTTGCCGCTCTGGTAATGGCAATACATTCTTTTTCATGAGTTAATCCCCATTGAAATACCTCTTCAAGATCTGAATAATCATCTTTTACAGGAAGATAATGTACATAGGGTATAAGTGTATCCTCCATCGCCCAACTTACACATGTTGGTTTAGCCATAATTACAACAGAATTACTATATAGCTGCCATTTGAGACCAGATGCTACATCATTACCCTCTACAGATAGAATAAATTTATATTTTAGGTGCTCTTTCATACTAATAAAATTTTTAAGTTGTGAATCATCTACTATTACATCTTGAACACATTCCGAAAATCCTATATCAAATAAAGGATGGTTATAGAAACGATTAACAAGAGTTTTGCGATTAAATTTTGTTTCATAATTTGTAGTCGCACCCCTCCAGACAATGCTATTTCTTTTTTTTAAAAAATCTATGTCATTAGACTTTACACCCATTATTGCACTCCAGTGCCGTTCATGGTTTAGTTTTCCTATAATATGTTTATGTGTAAGATCTGTTGCTTTACATATAACAGGTAGATCTACTGAGGTATGAATTATATCTCCACAAGCATATAGAAATTTATTATTATTTAATATATCACTATTATCTATTAGATATTTACTGTATCCTTTTAAAAAAGTATTATTTTTTATTATATGTATATTAAGTAATAATATTATATCAACAACAATGGAATTATCTACATATTTATATTTATCAGTATCTGTAATTGTAATCTTTGTATCATACCAGTTTCCCATATAGTATTTAACACGATCTTCAATATCCATTCTCTTATTTAGCCTATAAGAGTTTAAATTGTAACCTAGCGCAATTAAAGGCTTAATTGCGCTGAACTTGCAGCTGGAATCGGCGACCACGGCCGCCCGCAGTCGGATCAAACTCATCGGCCTCTTCGCCTGCATCTCGCGCATACGCCGCCGAATGCGCCCAGAACTCGGGGCTACAGAGCTTAAAATCCTGATGCGGGGTCGCCTTGTACCAGAACACCTGATCCTCCAGCTTATTGGACTTGGCATTGTTATCAATAACGAGACACTCAAAGTTCTCCGTGCATTGGTTCATAACCTGGCAGAACGAATCAAAATCCGGAAACATTCCCGCATACTGGTCATAGAGTTTGCGGCGATTGTTGATGATGTTCTCACGCAGAATAAAGACATAGTCAATGTTGGTGCGCAACGCAGGTGGGATACCCATTGCGTACTGCATCGTGATAATAAACATGGTATGGACGTGGCGCCCATTCATAAAGAGATAGCGCACATTACGATCCCGAATCCACGTCGTATCAAACAGACAATCATCCAGAATCAGGAAGTTACGAGGATCCACGGCCGTTGTTCCCCGCTCTGTCAAATCCTTGGCAATCTTCTTGGCAATGAGCTTCTGACGCTTCAGTACATTTCCCACCACAAGTGGTGAGTACTCCTCATGAATAAACATGGGAGGAATAATTTTGCTGTAGAACTGGTTAGAGCCCTCCGTACCGGATATAACAGTTCCGCAGGGAAGGCTCTGATGATGCCAGAGTAAGTCCTTTACCAAAAAGGATTTGCCCGTTTCGCGCTTCCCAATGAGCACCACCACCTTGTCGTGCTTAATCTTCGTCATATCAAATTTACGAAGCTTCAGATTCAGACGTCGCTGGTTCCCTCCCTGCTGTGACATTGTCTTGCTTCAGGGACCTGTATTTTTCTCAGATGAGCGACGCACGGTCAATTCATACTAAAGGAATACCACGAAGAGCCAGTAATGCGACTTCTCCCGGCAGATCTTAGACTCTATTATTTGCAGCGACCGCCTCCTACGATCACCGATGTTTCGGGCATACAGAGCTTTTTTCCCAGCCTTGAACAACTGTTTCCATCACTCATGGAGAAGAGCAGCGGATCTCCTACACTTGCCGCGAAGCAGCTTGTTCTAGATGTAAGCGGCGACGATGCTCTCGTAGAAGACATCCATACAAAAAAACAGACTCTCGTCAAATCCTGGATCCGTATGATGCATATAGTGGATCCGATTGACACCATGTCAGGAAAGAGCAGTCTTCCCACAGATGGCTCCCTCCCAAGTCATCGTTCTGCATGGCAACACACACTTCGCAAGATCAACGATCCTTACAACGAGGCTTACACGGATGCCGTATTTGCCTGTCTGGCTTCGCGCCTGGTTGAGACGAACCGCTCTCCGCATTTCTGCCGATTCTATGGCACATTCAATGCCCGTGCCCCCGAGTACCGATACAATATAACGGATGATATGTCAGATGTGGAAGGCGAACCCTGGTTTCGTGAGGGACTAAAGTCCGGCGCATTCAAGGTGATTGCCATGGATCCTTATGATCCAGATGTTACTGCAGAACTGACGCGCCCCTGGGAGAATATACGTCATAAGCTATTCTCCGATTGTGATGGAGAAGACTCCACCGTTGATACAGAAGAGATTATAGAAGAAGAGACCACGGAGGATGCAGTCACCGATTCAGTTCTAGAAGAGCTTGTTGAAGCAGATATTGAGATTTCGGGCGAAGCAGTTGTAGAGCGACCGCAGATACAACTATCACGCATCGGAGGTGCGGGTCGCCCTTCTCGCTCTACAGACTCCAGCGATAGTGAAGAGGATATAGAATATCGCGCCGTTTTAAAGAACTATCCCGTGCAACTGACTGTTCTAGAACGCTGCGACGGTACAATGGATGATCTTATGGAGGATGAGATTTCCGATGATGCTACACCCGATATGCGAGAAACGAAGGAACAGCGCTGGACTGCGTGGATCTTCCAGGTGATTGCCGGTCTGGCAGCGATGCAGCAGCACTATGATGCTATTCACAATGACTTGCATACAAATAATATCATGTGGTCCGGTACAGGTGAGACACACCTCTACTATCATGTGTCAGGTGCAGCCGGCGGCGATCGCTTCTACCGTGTTCCCACCTATGGCCGCATTATGAAGATTATTGATTTCGGTCGCACCACATTCCGCCCGCCGACAACAAATAAGGATAATCGTCTCTGGATTCCAGATGTGTATGCAACCGATGCCGTCGCGGGTGGTCAATATAACTGCGGCCCCTATTTTGAGCAAGGCCAACCCAAGGTTCTGCCCAATAAATCCTTTGATCTCTGCCGGTTAGCTGTAGCCATTCTGGATACTCTGTGGAATCCAGAAGAGCCAGTAGAGCCCGTGCAGCCGCGGCGTGTTCTGACAAAGGAGCCTGGTCGTGTCCAACACGAGACAAAGAGTCCTCTCTGGAATCTGATGTGGTTGTGGCTGACCGACAAAAATGGCTGTAATGTCTTGCGAGGCCCCGATGATTCAGAGCGTTATCCTCAGTTTGATTTGTACTGTGCAATAGCGCGCGACGTCACCAACGCTATTCCTGCACAACAGCTTACTCTGCCTCTGTTTGACTCTGCGTTCCGTTGCAGAGGTAAGGATATACCTGCGGATGCCTCCATCTGGAAACTCCAGGCTATTCATGGATCTAAACATTGAATCTATGAACCTTCATGGAACAATGTGGAGGTGAAATAAGGGCGCACAGCAGCCTTGAGTGCATTGCGCAGATCACTCACGCATCCGTCATTTACGATCGTAAAATCAAAGGACTCGTCATCCAGATCATGTTCGCTGCTATCGTCGCTGACGGTGAGACCTGGGCGTTGAATCCTTCCGCGAACAACGGTCACTCCTTGTGCGCGGATAGCCTCGTATTCAGACTTGTAACGCCAATCAGAAACAACGAAGCGATTATGATGCGAGTCTGAAATGATATCCACTAGTTCGCGACTATAGATATCGGGATCAAGCGAACGCATAACATGTGCATGTGCCAATAGTAGCTGGCGCGGAGTAACATCCAGACCTGGCACAATCTTGTCTTTTTCCTGGGAATCGTGAAAGAAATCTAACGGAATACCGGATTTGGCACTCACATCCTCCTTGAGAAGATCGGCAAAGGCAAGACGCTGAAAACTCATCTCCTCAATAAGCAGGGTGGCGGCGGAGTCTTTCCCAGAGCCGGCCCAGCCAGAAAGCAGTACAATTGTTTTAGAATACATCGTGCTTTACTAGGGTCGGTAAAAAAGGCTAATCAACTTTTTGACAGACATAGGGTAGAGGATATGTATGGAAAGTTGCTCTACATGATAGCGATAGCTATCCTAGTTGCAGCGGGGGCACTATCATTTCTATTCTGGACGCGGCGAACACTGGAGGCCACTGCGCTTCTGACACTCTTGACACTCGCGGCGCTGTATGTTGGTTTCCGTCGCGATACCTATCTGCCTTTTCTGGGAGAAACGGTGATACCGTGTTCTCTTCTAGAGGAGAAGACACCTGAGCACGCGGATGCGCAGGTGATTATAAGTGGTATGGAGCCCGGTGCCAAAGTCTTGTATTGGGCTTCGGAGCGAAATGAAAGCAATGAGCGAAATGAGCAAAATGAATCAGGACTCGCCAAGATAAAAGACTGGCGGCGTGCCTATCTGAAGTTTGCCAATGCCGGAGTCACAACGACCGACGAAGCCGGTCACGCGATCCTTCGTGTTAGAACTCCACAGCCTTACACGGTTCCTATCAAGGGTCGCATTGAATCTCATGTACATTGGCGTATTTGCCACGACGGAGGTATGATTGGACCCGTGGAGACAACTATGCTCCCTCAGTAGAGATGCAAAAGACATGCCGTCGTCGGCGTTTTGCAGTGAATCGGCGTTCTGTAAAACGGAGTCCTTTCCGATCACCAGATCGGCTCCGCACAGCTGAACAGGCGTTTTACCGCGGCGCCTCAATCGGTTTTACTGCGCGTTCCTCCTTGAAAGCCATGGGTCGGATTCCACGTAAAGATGGCTGCTATGTACTCGGTAATAAATATAAACGGTGACCAGGGGTTCGCCCGTTTCAACATAATAGCCCTTATATTTCTAGCCAATGTGAATGGGATCAAATAACCACTCACATTGACAATAGACATACTATACTTTCTAGAACTCGCCGCCGCTGCTGTTGCCGCCGCGACGATTGATCCAGTCACGCTGCTCGGGAGTTGTGCAGACGCAGCCGCCATCGCAGCTGAGAGTCGCCCCACAGCACTCGGGCTTGCACTCGTTATTCGTAAAGGGAAGGAGGTGATCATTGTCAATCGTAATGGCAGGACCGGCCAGAGGTACGTTGGGCATCTTCTGCCGGAATCCCTGCGCAGCAGGGGGCAGGTTTGCCGCAAGATTCAGTCCATCATAGGTGCCGATGGGCTCCGTCGCAAAACCGTTGCTCAGATAATCCGTGAAACCTTCGCCAGTGCGCGATGCACGGTAGTCTGCGCCCTGGGCCAGACTACGGCTACCCCACTGCAGCCCCGTATAGGGCGCAATATTGTCCATCTGCTCAACACCAGAGCCACGCTTACCATTCACCATGTGCGCAGCAAAGCCTTCACGCGTGCGCTGGGGCCAATTTGTCATACCCATGAGCATGGCAATGTTTGCGAGAAACAGCAGAACTAACATTCCAATCAGATACATTCCACGCGAAGACATCTTTCTAACTATGACTCTGAGATTATCTGGATATACTACTGAGAATCCAGAACAATAGAATCTACTAGAGATTCTAGTTTGGCCAGACCAATATCGGATGCATCTCGGATCCGCCAACCACCGCGAATAATGAACGATCCGGACGAAGTGTAAAGATGCTCCCACCGAATGGGATGGATATCAATCGGTACTCCTGCAGCCGGTCTCCATACATCGCCTTGCCGTACCCATAATGCAGCCGATACAATCTGTAAGCCATCAGGGCTGCCTGACAGCCCTACCGCATCCGTAGCCTGATCGCCGGCTATCATAACTTTTCCTACAACGGAAGTTGTTGTGTTGGGTCCATCTGCCACACGATCACCGACGCAGATATCTCGGATCGGTTTATAGTATGTCGCACCGTTCCATCCAATGCATGCAACTTGACAATCGGGAGAGAGACCGGCTTCTGCATCCAATACAGCAGCGGCTGCTGGTTCAGATGCAGGAGATCCGTTTAGCGTTTGCCACACGGTGCGATACCATATCTCCAGTTTCTCAGTATCATCTTCGGGGATCTCCTCCCAATCTGCAAATAGTACGGTGCCCTGAATGCCGGTGCAAGGTATCCGTCGCGTCGTCGTTGTTAGACACCAGAGCCTATTGCCTGATCCCCAGAAAGGCTTCGTACCTGCCAAGGCATCTGGATGCAAGCGTACAGGAATCTGCTTTCGTGAATCAGTCGGATGTATGACAAGATGATCACCCGAAACTCGGATACCGTACAATGTATAGAGCACATCATTGCTTGAAAACAGATGAGTTGCTGTGACACGCCCGCCGTCACTAAGAATATCACCTATCTTAATCTCCTCAACGGGCTTCAGGCCCCCATTCTGCATCTGGACAGACGTGCCTTTGCCAAAACAGGCACCGGGTGTGAAGAGATCTGCGACCATCGCGGCTGCAATCGCCGTTACAACAACAACCACGACGAGCTGCACCAAGGCGGTGACAATCATGAAAACGGATAATATGGGCCATAAGACTAAGAACAGAATAATCATAACCGCGTTGATGATACCAATCACAATAATAGATACAATGAGCGACAGCTGTACGCTATTGATATATGCAATAATAAGACCAATAAGACCATAGGCTATAGAGAGTACGGCCCCCTGGAGGCGCTCCGTGATACCGTGGAGATTTATCATGAAATTCTGGAAGAGCTTTGCGACATGTTTCATGGTCTCCATGAACGAGGCATAGGCCTCATAGCAGAAATTCCACATATTAAAGAATACATCGGCGACTACACTGGAGATATTTTGAACGAGGCCTGCAGATGCGGCCGAGGCTTCGGCAATACTCTTGGGTACTTCTGCCGCGATACGCAGTGCGTCCTGTACATATTGTTTCTGACAGAATGAAAAGTTATCTGTGGCAAACTGCGACGGCGTTCGCGGATCCTCGGTTGGCTTGAAGAAACTGGCCAGAGCCACTACATATGGATCGCAGCGTTTCTCCTCCCAATTTGCCGAAACATTCACACGGAAAGCCGTACTGATCACGGCAGCCAATACGATGACGAATACAATTGTGAGCACTAGGAATTTAGTGAGTACCACGAGTTTCATTGTCCCCTGACGGCGGCGCGGGTTTTTGATTACCGCATCTGCCTTATTTTGCGGTGCCATGGTAGAATATCATGGTTAAGAAAGAGGTACGCAGAACACGTGGGCGCCAAACACGTAAAAGAGGTCCGGGCTTTTCAGGGCCCGGTATAGGTCCTCTACATCAGGGAGATCTATCCAAGTTCGGATATGAGCACGTTGTTGGCCTCACAGAAGGAAGGCGGCATCTGGCGCTCGCACGCGCCGTTACGGCGTACGGTGCTCTATCTCTCTGGCGGAAGCTGAATGCCGTCTATGTATATTCCAAATACACGGCGCCTGCATCATCGGCGATATTTAAGCAAGATCGTGACTGGGTCAGAGCGCACTATTTTTAGAGCCCCGTAAAGCAGAGGAGGCTATGAGCGTATCAATCGGCCCCAGCTTATCAACCGCTCCCCGCTTATCAACCGGCGTGCCCCAAGTACCAGATGATCTTGAGAAAGAGGCATTGCTCGTTATGAAAAAAATCGGCGCCTTTGTAGGATCCAAGGGCGATCCCGCCGTTCTGGATTCCTATAAGGAACCGCCCTCTGTAATAACACTTGTCCTCATAACGCTCGGCCTCGGCATCGTTGCTTACATCATCGCCGAACTCTCTAATTACTACGAAATTCAGCAGAACTGGGGACAGTACCGATGCATGCCTTCTGTAATGCCGTTTGCGAAATTCTATGGATTTGATTTGGCCGAGACGGTCAATTTCTGCGTATCAGAGCAGGTGCGCCAACATGCACCAGATGTAATTGATCCTATTTATACGGGCATCAACACTGTAACGGGTGTGGTGGAGGGTGTCTATAAGAAAGTGGTGGATATTGAAGGCGGAATTGTTAGTCTCTTGAAGGGCTTCAGCGATTTCGTTATCAACTTCGTGAATTCATTTCGGCTTCTGGGGACACGTGTCCGAATGTCGTTTGTTCGCATGAAGGATATCTTCTCCCGTGTATATGGTATATTCATAGCATTCACCTACGCCGCAATCTCCGCAATCACATTCGGTGAGAATTTAACATGCAATCCTCTCGTGACATTTTTAGGTACCATTACGGGGGTGGATATCTGCTGTTTTGCGCCAGATACACAGATTGTGATGTTAGATAACTCGGTGCGACCAATTTCCGCGATTCATATCGGTGATGTACTAGCCGCAGGCGCCATCGTAACGACTACCTATCTTTTTGATGGCACAGAGACTCCCATGGTCACGATTGATGGAATCCATGTAAGTACGAATCATTATCTACGAGGCCCCGATGGTTGCATGATTCAAGCGGGCGAGCATCCCGATGCCGCTTCCGCTATGCGGCTAAATCGTCTATGGTGTTTAGCCACAGATACTAATAAGATCCCCATCATGTCTGCTTCTGGAACTATCCGAGAATTTGCCGATTATGAAGAAAGTTCGGATCCTGACGTGATTGCCGAGGCGCAGCGAGTTGCCGAGGCGGCACTTAATCCCTATGGCCACGTGGGCCCCACCGTTCCTGACTATGGTCTCGGCTTAGATTCCACACTCTTTGTTCTTATGAAACACAATGTATGGAAACCTATATCACAGGTTTGCATTGGAGATGAGCTTATGGGCGGCGGACGTATTATAGGCGTTATCCGTGAGCGTTGTGATGCACTATGTAAGTCTCCTGGAGGACACTATGTAAGTGCTGCCCAGCTAATTCAGTACGGCAACCGATGGGTACGTGCAGCACATATATGGCCTGCGGCCACATATCTGTATGATTTATGCCATCTGATGGTCACCAACAATGCCTACTTTACGGTGGGTGCAGATGGTGAAATATTCAATGTCCGCGACTATGCCGAAGTAACCTCTATGGATATGCAGACACCGTATGACGCAAACTTGAAAATGCGGGCTATTACAGAAGTGCAAGTACGATGAACTGGCCTCCGATTATAGGAGATCCTACAATTGGAACAAAGACGCTACATCCTATTAAGAGTCGTATCGTAGCAGAAGATCTCAGTGATCTACATGAGCCGGCATGGTGGTCTGGTGTGCGCGTCTCTATAGCAACACCGAGCCAAGTACTGGATGACGCCGTTTTCCACGTACGTCTTACGAAGCGGGATTGCACACCGGCGATTGATATGGCTCCGTGTGAATGGTTTCAGACGGCGCGTGAGTGGCATATGTTTCCTTGGCTGATTCCGGCTGCCATGGGAAAGGAGCTTAATCTGCGGCTGGAAGTGGCTCTTGTAGAAGATGCCGAGATATCCGCGATCAATGAGAACTTGTATATTGGACTGACGACCTGTTTTCACGAGATGCCTTATATGCCACCGCGTGACAGCTATCTGTTTGTGAATGATGAAGGAAAAATTCTCCAGATGTGGAATGGTCGGCAGCGAGTGGATGGAGTTCCATCATTCGGCAATCACCTCCCCAGAGGTGATCTGCCTGTGTGGCGGAAAAATCACAGAGTTATCCAGCCATCTTGGAAATGGGATGCGAATAAGTTGTTCTGCATTAGTGACTGGGACGACATTGTACCGGAGTAATGACTCACTATTCCGACCGTGATACCACCTTGAAAAAGTGACGCCCGCCTTTACATCCTTTTGGTCATGTACGATGATCACTGCAATGACAAATACAGTGATAACAGCATTCCGTAACACAACCCACCTCTGTGTGAAGATCCGTGCTTCTCACTCTGGAGCGGTAAAGCCCATTAATCTTGCACTGCTTGTGGATACGAGCGGTAGCATGGAAGGTGAGCGGCTTAATTCTGTAAAGAAGACTCTGCACGCCGCACGCGAGCTGTTCCGCTCTGAAGATCAGCTTACAATGGTGACATTTGACGATCGCGCGACAGTGGTAGCCGACCATATTCATATGGACGTCGCCGGTATTCAGCAGTTCTACACGGCGGTAGATGCCGTAAGAACCAGTGGTTCTACCAATCTGAGCATTGGCATTGAGCAGCTGCTCGTTCTGCAAGACATGACTCCGTTTGATGCCGTTATGCTGCTTACAGATGGTCATGTAAATAGAGGAATCATGACCACCGTGGGCCTCCGCAGCATGATGTTAGGTCTCGGAACATACCCAATTACCGCGCTCGGCTATGGCGCAGAACACAATCGTATTCTTCTGCGTGAGTTAGCAACAGGAAGTCGTGGCGCATATGTGTTTGTAGATTCGGAAGACATTCTACCTTTGGCAATGGGCGATATGATTGGTGGTCTCCGTACAGAGTTGCATAAGAACACCTTCCTTCACGTACCGCTTGGATGGAAGTGCTGTGAGACTACCACCGGCAATTCCTCATATCGGCTCGGTAGCCTGGTCCCAGATCGCGATTACTGGGTGGTATTTGAGAAGGAGCGTGAAGATGAGATTTCAGAGGTGGATCACACTATTACACTCGCTTCACTCGGCGGTGGAGTTATTGCAGAGACAGATCACGCAATGTTCTCGGATTGTCAGGAACTGCAGGAGCAAGTGCTACGCTGTCGCGTTGTAAAGGCGATTGTTGCCGCATCGGAAAATATGGAGAGGGGTCTAGAAATCGGCCCAGATGTTGCCGCACTCGCTGTAGAGTTCCAGGCGCTTCCAGAGTTCATGTTGCAGCGGCCACTGGTTCTGCGTATGCAGGCACAACTTGCGGAGATACTAGCTGCGCCTCCACCTTTCTCACATGGATGCCCGCCGCCCTCTGCTCTTCTAGCACGCATGTCATCGGGTGGCGCCTATCTCAGCACCCAACGCGGTGTTTCTACACAGGCGCCTGGAGATCCAGAGGCACATACATTCTCATCGCCGACCCAGCACACTACTTCAACGCAGGTATATACACGGTTTGCTACTTAGACTGTAGGAGTTGAAATTATTATTATTTCATCTGGATTATGTTGTTTAGAACACCCGTCGGTCTAAAAAATCTCTCCTTAATATATAGTATGCCAAGAGGCCATCCGAAAACTAAAGCAATACAGGTAGCGCGACCATCTTCTCTTGCAGAGATTAAACAGCCTCCATCTTTTCTATCAACAATGAAAGAGGGTTTTTCTTTTGGTGTTGGATCTGCTATTGCACACAGAGTTGTGGGTGGATTATTAAATCAAGGGACGCAGACCCAGGCCCAGAGCCAGGCCCAGATCCAGAGCCAGCCTGAAAGAAATATTGCATACGAGCAGTGTATGTTGGATAATTTTGACCATGTATCCAATGCAAGCATCTGCGAGCGGTATTTAACCAAGGCTAAAGAGAATGATTGGCAGAATAATTAATGTCAAGTGCAAAAGTGGAAAAAACACAGGCTGAGCGAATTACAGAATGTATGACAATTCTCAAAAAACTATCGGCCGAGGTAGGCATTGACGCGCAGAACCCCAGTATCCGCGTACTCAAAAAACGTATGGCCCAGTACTGGCGCGACGGTAAAGTACAGGAAGACAAGTTACCTCTATGGGGATATGATCGGTCAATTATCTACAAGTTGCCACGTTGGGCACATCAGAGTGTGGAAGTTACCCTACGAGTGAATGCTATTAGGAATCCGCAGTTGCCGCCGGATCTAGAAGAAGAGCTACGGGGCTCTACGAATCAACAACCTACTCCGCAACTGCTGTCGCAGCCGCAGGCTACGAATCAACAACCTACTCCGCACCTGCTGTCGCAGCCGCAAGTTGATTCTACGCAGGCTACGAATCAACAACTCCCTTCAGATCCTGCGGCAGCACCTCTGCCTTAAATGAGTAATGCGATGCAATCTGATCCATCACATCCTTCTCAGCCGGCGTCAGCAGAGAAATGGCGACTCCCTTGCGGCCAAACCGACCGCAACGACCAATCCGGTGGATGTAATTCTCCTTGTCCTCAAACTGGGGCATATCAAAGTTAAAGACAACCGACACCTGTTGCACATCAATGCCGCGCGCTAGCAAGTTCGTGGCAATGAGAACACGGGTCGTACCCGTACGGAAGTCGCGCATGCGCTGCTGACGCACGGCCTGCGTCATGGGCTCTCCGTAAATTACCGATACAGGAAAGCCGCGCTCTGTCAGCGTAGAATATAGACGCTCCGCACGCTCCTTCGTATTGCAGAAGATAATTGAAGACTGGATCGTCAGCGACTCAAAGACATCGCAGAAGCACTCCAGCTTCCAGCTCTCATCCTGCAGTTCCACAAAGTACTGCTTGATGCCATCCAGCTTAACATCGGCAGTCTTGAGCGTTACGCGCACAGGATTTGTCAGGATCTTATCAGCGAGATCCTTTACCTCCGATGGCATGGTTGCCGAGAAGAAGGCAACATTACACTCCTTGGGAAGGCCGATCTTGACAATCTCACCGACCTGATCGGCGAAGCGGTCGCGGAGCATCTCATCGGCCTCATCAAGAACAAACATGCGGAGTGCGTTAAAGGTAAGATCGCGGCTGCTGGCGAGATCGTAAATACGACCAGGGGTGCCAACAACTACATGCGCACCGCCGCGAATCTCACGGGCATTCAGATGGCGGGGCACACCACCCACGGCGAGGACCACTTGAATACCCATGTAAGAGCCGAGAGCACGAATCACCGTCGCAATCTGATCTGCAAGCTCATGCGTAGGTGCCATTACGAGGGCCTGTGTCTGCTTGAGGGTAGTATCAATCTGGCTAAGTAGGCCGATGCCGAAGGTACCGGTCTTACCTGTACCTGACTGGGCCTGTCCTAGGATATCGCGACCCTTTACAATGGGCACAATCGCGACAGACTGGATGGCGGAAGGCTTCTCAAAGCCATGGGCATAAATACCGCGGAGAAGATTCTCGGGCAAGTGCATCTCGTCAAAGCTCTTGCACGGAGGAAACTCAGATTCATTGGAAGTCTCTACTACAAATTCGGTTGTCATCGTACTTTGGGTAAAATGTAGGTCAGGGGGTGTCAAGTTTATCGTGCTATAGCACGATACACTATGTCTGTCAGAAAGTTTTGACTTTCTGACTTTCAAGTTTTAGGTGCGCCGCACCTAACAACCGCCTTTCTATGTCGTTTCGTTAAACATCAGCACTCCGCTTCCACCTGATATACGCAGACGATTGTATCGTGTTGCCCAGCAATAGATATTTAAGTTGGGTGGAGTAGCAGGAATCTGTTTAAGCGGAGTAATTTGGACACTCGCCTCTACAGACTTGATGTTTTCAAAACTATTCACTTGTGTAATCATATTGCTTACATAGCTCCCTCCTCCTCCTCCTTCTACTGTTCCACTTCCACCACCGTAGAATCCATCTCCACCGTGGTATTGATACGTCTTTCCGCCTGTAGAAAGCGTAGGATTCTCAACAAAAGCGGGATCCGTTACCAAAGCACCCGTTTCATCAGGAATAGCCATTTGCCCTCCATCTGGTTGTCCTACACCTGCATCTGCAAGACGTCCGCCCCCGCCGCCGCCGCATAGTATAGTATTTACATCTACTCCAGCTATGCTGTCAATAAATACTTTACACCCTAAGTCACCATCTGTAGATATATACGTAGTGAAATAAGCTGTAGATTCTACACTAAGTTGGACTTTTGAATTAATATTTATCTGTATGGGGTCAATAGATATGGCCTCATAGAGCTGCAGATTGGTTTTAATTATGGGAATTATAGTGGTCAATGGATATAATATAGTGTCTCCTGTATCATCTTCTACGGTTAGAAAAAAGCTAAACTGTTGATTCGGTACTTCAACTGAAAAATACAACTGTGCTTTCCGAAATATTCCCGTTGTAATCATGGTGTAGTTCGGTCCTACTCTACTTTTTACCTCTTCAATTGTATTTGTTATATCTATATTATTATAAATTATAGTTCCTGATGTATTTGTAATTGTAGAATGAGTTCTATCTGCGTTTCCGCCTTGCCATCCAATTTCTACGGCGCTGCCTGCATCTCCGCCGCGATTGAAATCCAATTGTCCATATCCTCCGCCTGCGGCGACACTAATCCACTGGTAACCTGCGGTTGTTTTCAAGACAAGTGACGCAGAGCCGTTCTCCACTATACGTACATAAAGACCAATGTAGCCTTTTTTAATCCGAAGCTGATTCCAATCAATTACACCCTGTACGGTTGCGCCCTTTCCATTACCATTGAGACCTACATCGCTCGGTATCGCCCCAACAAGAGTAATGAGCAATCCTTCCGTATTAAACGAATACAGTGGATCAAGCAGTGTAAATTGTCCGCTGTTAAATATGCTCTGTTTTTGCGCAGTGTCAATGGCCCAAACAGCACTGGGACTACACTCCTGATTCATAGAAAGAACGAGTTCGCGGCGCGGCAGTTTATCCCAGTTGGCAAAGCCGCGAACTTCATCCACTGGTAGTCCGAGCGCCTCTGCAAGCCCGCCTGTTGGCCAGAAACCGAAATCATAGCGATAGATGTAGCGATCAATGATCGGCGCACGCCTACAGTTCAGTGATGGAATCAGAGAGCGAAACATTGAGGGACCCTCGTGCTCAAACCGTATATCACCATTTATAACGAATTTTGCAGCTGAAATCGTGTCGGATCTGCGATCGTCAAATGCGGGCAGCAGATAGCCGTCTCCGTAATCCCAATTCGGAATTACTGCATTCGGCCACCAGGGAATATCAGGTGGATAAGCGGGAGGATTCACAGGTGCGGGCCCCGTAGGCGGCCCCAGATCACGACTGTACAAGAAATAGGCATTGTACAAGGGTGCCTCTACACGCTGCGCGACCCATGTTAGATCACGCACCAGCCCGCTCTGGCCAAGGCGGATACGCACAGATTCGGCGCCTCCTGTAGTTGTAACAGGCACGGGAATATGTTGTTCTATCGTAATAGCAAGATCAGCCATTCGGTAGGCCGCCGCTTCACGATCTTCTAGACTTACATACTCTATGATCCAATAGGCATCAGTGAAATGATATGCGGCCGGCATATTTGTAGAGGGACTGTTCAAAACAGTTCCTAAGAATCCATCTGTGAGCCCCTGACTAACCAAATCAGGTGTAGATGCGGCGCTGTAAATCGGCTGGCCACTTGCATCCTGTAAGAAAAACCCGCAGCCGGCTATATTCGGCAGCGGGCCTGCTCCCTGCGTTGCAGAAAGAGGCGGATTTCTAGGATCAATGCGCGTACTTGTATAGACACATTCCTGTACGGGACGAAATGTGCATCTGAGCTGTACTTTATCTTTCCAGAGTGCCTGGATGGGCAGAGCCTGGGGACCGGGGCCACGGTTCCACCAAAACGGCGGAGTCATTTCAATTGTGAGTGGATTGGATTGCGGCACGGCGGGCTGCGTATAGAACTGTAGAGTCTGTTGATCGGAGAATGTGGAAGGATCACGGGCGATCAACGTATTCTTGGAGTCAAAATGCTCAACGGGACGATCCTGTTCGTCAATGACATCTAGCTGTCGGCTATCAAACTGATCAATGATTGAATCATTAATGAGCATCTGGACATTGCTACAGAGGGCGTGACCAATGCCGTTTGTCCAGGCCCAGGATGGGCCTACTATACGAGTATCTGTATCATAATACGACGTAATCACGTTTTTCTGTGATGTATATATATCTGGAAGTTCAACGACGAGTGTGGCCCGCGTTATCAATTCACCTTGGATAGGAAGTGTGCAGACTGCCGTTCGGCCAAAATCGGCTAGATTGTCAAATTCTACACGGCGCCACTGGGAGGCCCAGCGGGTGCGGCGGCGCATAACCGATTTGTAGAATCCTATAGACGGTTTGCCGAGAGGTGAATTAAGTCGCTCACGATCTTGAAGACCGGTACTAACCACCTGAAGCATGGAAGCCGGTGTGGCGGACATCTACTGTGTGTAGGGAATGAGGGTTTAGACTAGACTTGTATAAGGCACTAAAAGAGCCGGTTGGCTAGGCTGATGCCGTATTCAATGTGGCTGGCGATCGCCACGGAGATGGCATGCGGGCAGGTCTTTGTTGGGACAGTAAATTAGCCGCTTGTGTAAGCTCTAGTCGCTCTATCCTGGCACGCTCTTCAGCTTTGAATTCTACACTCCCATACTTGGCGACTGTCCTTTCTAACATTTCAGTCCGGCTCAACAGTGCGGTGATCTGTTCTTTCAGAGTCGCAATCTCCTCATCGCGTATCTGTATCTTGTTATCTACAATTGAGGTCATTCCGTCGTTGCGTGATATCGTCAGGGTAGGAGGCGTTCAAGTTTTATCCGTAAAGTTGAAGCCACCACCAACATGCCAAAAGTCTAACACGATGACAACCGAACATAACTACCATGATGCCGGTACCAAGAACACCGTCATATATATAATCCAAACCGCTATAGGACCGTCAGATGAGCCATATCCTGGCGCACCGGTCGCGATCTTCCACGACTATGCCGCTGCAAAGACCGTGTTTGATGCCTATGAAGATCCGCTCGGAAATCTGGGGGAAACACGCGTCATCGCTTTTCTCACAATGAGTCGCATAAATGTTTATGGAATTCTTATGGATACGCATGTTTGCTCATATAAGAAGAATACGGGGCAACCACAGCTAATGACCGCATGGCAAGCTATGCGGATGTCATAGGACTAATTAGACCGTCCATCCGAAGAACTCCTTCGTGAACTCATTCATGCTTCGCGTTCCCATTGAGCCGTTACAATCCGCACAAATTGGCCGAAGGTTGTTGATTGTCATATCACCTCCCTTACTCTCCGCGATGACGTGACCGCAGTGGAAACTGCGATTAGAGATTTTGGCTGTGCGGCAACTGACACACGGTGCCTCGGCTATGTCGGAAGCAATGTATTTGTTCCAGACCAGCGTTTTAATCTGCTTAGGAATCTTCTTTCGCCGCATATGAAGTGGCTCATCGTTTGCGGTGTCAGATTCGGCTGGCTCTGGACTAGCGACATCAACAGCAGCCGCCTTCTCAAATTCAGCGGTGCGCGTATCAACCTCCTTTTGTGAAGCGACTACCAGTGCCTGGGCATCGGTGGCGGCTGTCGTTGCTAGCGTAGCCTTCGCCTTGAGATCCAGCGCCTTCTTCATAGCATCCTCCGCCTTCTCATTCGCCTTCTTGGCATCTTCGTCAGTCTTCTTGGCAATGTCGGTCGCGGTAATAACCTTCTTTTTGGCTTCATTAAGATGAAACTCTAGGGAGACTATGCTTTCAGGAGCAGGATCTGCTACCACCACAGAGATGGTGACTGGAGATACAGACTCAGCAGTATCTTTGCCTTTACCCTTTGGCTTCTTGGGCTCCTTGACTTCCTTTGGTTCTTTGACTTCCTTTGGTTCTTTGACTTCCTTTGGTTCTTTGACTTCCTTTGGTTCTTTGACTTCCTTTGCCTTCTTATCTTCAAGACTATCATATTTGGAAATCACCGAATTGAGGATGTCAGAGCACCAATGCGGTAGTCTAACCGTTCGCGATGCATCAGTCAGAATAGGTATCGCCTCCTTATCTTTATTTTTACACTTTGACTTCTTATCTTCCTTGCAGTCAGTAGGGTCTTCTGTATTAAGCGAAGTACGCCACAATGAAATAGAATCCGTAATTTCGGCATCCTTCCACTCTAACATCTCCTTGCTTTTCTTCAGGAACGAACACAGCTTCATATTCTCAGACGGTGTCAAGCCCGTCAAGGTACGAACACGCTTCTGAAACAGCGTCCATTCGGTCGGCTTCTTCTCATCGGTGCTCTTAACAGTAGTACTCATCGTACTTGTCGTTTGGCAGGTGTTGGCGATGATCAACTTTTGTTAGTAAAGTTGAAGCAACATCGTGGTACCATAATCATAAGTACGATGTCTGCTAAGAGCCGAGCGTCACCAACATGTGGAGATTGTGGTAAGATTGGGCACCGTTCTGGGTCTAATGACTGCTCTATCAAAAAACAGAAGAAGGAAGAAGAAGTAATACAGTTTCGTGCTCTCTATGACGCACAAATAACTCCTGCTGTTGATTTCGCAGCTATTGCGGCGACTATGGGAATTGCGGAGTCAAGATGTAGTAAAGAGCTGTATAAGTTGCATATTTCTTCTATACGTGAGATTCGTCGTAACAGAAAGTATGAGGCACCTATGGTTCCACTAGCCTCTTGCACCAGGTGTTCAAAGGCGATTCATCGTGATCCGTGTGAATGGAGAGGAAGCATACTCTGCTCTGAATGTCACGAAACCACCTATGATGAGCAAGAGGAGTTGTGGAAGCAACTGAAAGAACACGATGTGTCATCTGGTAGAAATCACTGTATTCTCTGCAAGCGTGAGCGACCTGCACACAGACGCGGGTTTCATTATGATCATATCCACTTCTTGGAAAAGGCAGATTCAATTTGCACAATGATTAAGAGAGGCGATACTCTTGAAGAAATCCTTGCTGAACGCAGCAGATGCCAACTTCTCTGCAAGGATTGTCATGGTTACAAAACAACGCGTGAAGAGAATCTTAGTTTTACCAGATTCAAGAAAAACGATACACGCGCCAAAAATAAGGCCGAAAAAGAAGGAGATGAGTATGAGTTAGATGAGGCCACAACACTAGAGATATATGTTGAATATGAGAAAGTGTTCGGTAGCCTCACCCCCGCCGCTGCAGCTCTTCCAAGCACTCCAGGAACATCGTAGACTGCTCCATAGACCACGTTGTCAGATCATACCGCTCCCACGTAGCCGTCAGCGGATTAACCAGAACGGCACTTTTTGGATTGCGCCGCGGCGGAGTACCATGTCGCGCAATCGCCACGTACGCCAACAGTTGTAAGAGATTCACACAACTAGAAGAACCGCGCAGCCCAGCGGCCGATGTTTCAGCGCTACATTTTATCTCCACTACGCAGTCGCCATCTTCTGTAATAAGATCCATTTCTCCATATAAGAGAGAAGCAGATTCTACTGGTACATCGGCCTGGAATAAAGAGCCAGAAGAGCCAGAAGAGCCAGAAGCAGCCCTAACAATCGCCGCTGCCGGTGCTACCGATGCTGCTGCAAACTCGTCAAATCCCTCAGGTAGACCCATATACGAATTCACCGGTGCGTCTACGGCTCTTATAGCATTCAACTGACCATCCTTATACATACTCAGAGCGTGTGATAGGATATACTTATCACGCATGTCTTGCTCTGGTTTTTTGAAACAAGACATAATGCGCCGCGCCGCTGCATCATAGAGAGCAGTCAACTCCACAGACATGCGAAATCTCTTCGCACTGAAGGCAGCAATGTGACGTGCCGGCATAATGTATGCCATAGGATCCGTATTCGGCATAGTCCCTGCACGCTCAAAGAAATCTGGAATTACAACAGAAAGTACATCATAACTCGCCTTGGCATGGTCGTGATGAAACCAGCGACCATTGCTATAACTGATGAATGACAGAAGTTCAAGAAGCCGATCCTGAAGTGTTGGTTCAGATGTAACCTGTCGCTTTATCATCCAGTCTATGAATGTACCAAATTCCATTTCACGATTACGTCGCTTCATCTCTTCATAGACCATATCGCCCAAGAGCTGTTCGCCGCGATGAAATGAGGACTTTATGCGTTCGCTACAAGACACCATCCGATCAAACACATCTGTATGGAGGGTGGCACTTTTGACAAGTTTCGCAACACTAGCAGGGCCAGGTAGACTCGTAGACACCGTCCTGTTCCCTTCACCCCAAACGGTAATATCCATTACAGTACTGAGATCAGGAATACGAGCAAGCAGACGATGGCGAAGACCCTTACCGAAGATATATAGTGCCTCTCTAGGACGCGTCATACCGACATACAACAGATTTGTTCGCTCCGTATAGAACCCCTCATCATCCACTTCATTCTCACGTAGCCGATAGACATCGTCGCTAACATTAATGAGAAATACAATATCCCACTCAAGCCCCTTAGAAGCATGAAAGGTTGAGAGTTGGACAGGTGCGTGAGGATCACGTGCATCGTATGGTATTTCAACGATGGCGCTCGTAGCATCTTCCTTAGCAATGCGATGGAAGTCAACTCCATCATCTTGCGTTCTGTTAGAAAGAAGCGATATAATAGTATCATGAGACTGACACTTGATGATTGGAAAGATGAGGACAACTGACTTGCCGGCTTTCTTAGCCTCAAGAATGATAGGAATAATAATATCAATCACGGCACTCTCATATTTACCGCAGCCCATAGAGTCACAGGCTTCGAAGAACTGGGGCTTGGCTCTGCCAGAGGCAGAGCCTCCATACACCATCGGCTGAACATGTCCATCACGGATTTCAGGCGCAAATACGGTATTGACGGTGTCCAGAATCGCTTTGTTGCTGCGGAAATTTGTTCGCAGATAGTATGTGCCCAGATCTGGCACAATTTCGGACTGCAAGAGCCGACGCAGAAACTCGTTGGAGGTTTTGCGGAAACGATAGATATTTTGGGCAAGATCACCGATGGCAATAATTTGTAGAGTCGGCTGAATCTGGCGGAATAGCGTGATAAATTCGAACTGAACGGGATCCAGATCCTGAAACTCGTCCACTACGAGAACCTTATATGTGCGCAGATGTGCTACTAGTCGGGGCTCACCTACGCGCATTTGTTGAAGAACAAACTCCACATTCCGCTCCATACAACCATCGTACAGATTCACCGGATTTGGCAGAGAAAGACCTGCGGCATTCATAAGATTGACCAACATCACCTTGTGGAAGGTCCCAACACAAATACGTGCGTTCGGAATCAATTCGCGAACTTTCTTTAGGATATCCTGTGAAGCAAGACGCGTGAACGTAATAAACGCGATTTCTTCTGCCTTTGCCCGACCTTTACGGATCGTATCACGGACATACCATGTCAGTGTTGTTGTTTTACCAGAACCCGCACCGGCCATAATTCGGAAGCTGCCATCGGCAGAGAGAATTTGCGTTTGTTCAGATGTGGGTGGTCGCTCCATCTTTTGGAGGTACTACTTTAGTATGCCTGCTATCGTTAATACTGTCAAATTTTACTACTATAAACCTAAAGCCGTCCTATAGAATCAAAGGTATCCAATGTCCATCCTCTTTGCAGCCATCGCCGCACTTTCGCTCCGCAGTAACTCCACCGGTTTTTGGAATTGGGTCTCTCAGAACAATAAGTATTATTCTACGATGGAGGAAACTCGCTATCGCCAGGCCGTCTGGGAGGCGAATGTCCATCGCATTGAGGCCCATAACGCTGCTCCTAGTACGTGGCGCATGGCCGTCAATAAATTCGCCGATCTTACGCCAGCCGAGTTTCAGGCGCTTTATGTGACGGGTGGCTTCACGAACGCTGCACTAGGTCACAATGGTCCTATTCATAAGCGCTTCGCTTGGCGTAAGAACTCGTCCCTTCCCGCCTCAGTTGATTGGACCACGAAGGGCGCCGTGACACCTGTTAAGAACCAGGGCCAGTGCGGCTCTTGCTGGGCCTTTTCCACGACAGGTTCTCTTGAGGGTGCCACATTCCTTAAGAATGGTACTCTTCCTTCTCTATCTGAGCAGCAGCTGGTGGATTGTGCCGGCTCTACGGGCAACCAGGGCTGTAACGGCGGTCTCATGGACGATGCCTTCCAGTATATTCACAACAACGGCGGCATCACGTCCGAGGCCAACTATCCTTACACGGCGGTGGATGGTGTCTGCAACACGGTCAAAGAGGCGCAGGTTGTCGCCACGGTCGCCACCTTCACAGATGTTCCCGCAAATTCGGATGCCGCTCTGATGAACGCGATCGCGCAGCAGCCCGTGTCAGTTGCAGTTGAGGCAGACCAGAACTCTTTCCAACTGTATTCTAGCGGTGTGATGACGGCCGCATGCGGTACGGCACTGGATCACGGTGTTCTCGCAGTCGGCTATGGTACCACGGGCGGCCAGGATTACTATAAAGTGAAAAACTCCTGGGGTGCGGATTGGGGCATGGCCGGCTATATTCTACTTGGACGCGGTCCATCTTACAATGGCGGCGCGGGCCAATGCGGTATTCTGTCGGCGGCGTCTTATCCAAATGTCTAGAAGTTTTTAAATGTCAATAAAGACTTTGCAAAGTTTCTAGTACTGTAGATTTCAGAAATCTATTCTCTTTATAGGATTCATTCAATGATGCCGAATGATTGTATTCATTCTGCATCATTATTAATGCCGAGTTGGTTATTAGCAAGGTGGATCCATCATCAGCACCCAACTGAGGCGTACCAGCGCTTTGCCTTTGCAGACGCGGTGATGGCCTCACGGCGCAGATCCGAGTCCGTTGTTAGTGCCGTCTTTCCACACAACAAGAACGAATGGACACGGGCATAGCCCCATTGCTGTTGTGTAGCGCCAGGGCGATGACCCGTACGCCAGGCCGCCATTCCACGATTATAAGAGGCCTTGATGAACCGCAGAGGCACACCAGTGGCCTTTGCCTTATCCTCCAAGCTGTGTGCATCTGGAAACCGCCGACGCCATGCATCGGTATAGCCGCTCTTACGTGTTCGGATACCGCGATCTGTTTTGAAGCCCGCATAGGCCGCGGGATCTTTCCAGTTCATGGCACCGAACCGCCGGATCTCTGCTACCCGCTGCCGCTTCCGTGTTTTGCTCAGGCCGCGGAAATATTTAGTTGGCAAAAACATCACTCTCTAAATACGGATACGAAATTTCCGTTTCATGAGAGTCGTCGGTGTTCTCCATCCCCATCGCCGCATGCGGCCAAAAGGCAGCCAGGGAACATACATATTATGAATATTGAATTGTTTCTTAAAACACTCATAGATAATATGCAGTGCTCTGCGACTACGAGTACCCTCATGGAATCCGAAGGTCAGCTTCGCACCGAGCATTGCTTCGCGCTTCATAGCCTTGAGCGACGCAATGAGTGGAGCAGACTGGGCTCTAAATGTATCATGTGCGGCCTTGATTGCCCTCTTTGCCAGAAGAAGCCCCTTGTTATTCGCCGCGACCGCTTTTTTAATTTTCTTTATCTCTTCGCGCATCACCGGTGTTATTTCCGGATTTGGCTCTTGATCTTGATCTTGATCCTCATCATGCATAATATGAGGAACATAGATGAAAGGAGTGGCCCACACTGTTTCGCAACAGGGGAATTTTATAAATGTTTGCGTTAAACTGCTGGAAACTGTCAGATTCTGAAATATACAATTAGTATGACTTGTGGTAGAACAACACGTCATATCCATAGTTCTAGCATCCTCTAGTAGCAGTTCGTGACAAATAGAGCAGCTCATCCTTTTCCGAGTTATGTGGTAGGGTTTTAGGCCGCCGCCGTATCTAAGCCTTCTTACTAGATGTTGTGCCAATAACAACTGGAGATGATTTACTGGATGTTGTGCCAATAACCACTGGAGATGATTTCTTGCTAACAGAAAGCATTCTCTCTCTTTCTCTGGCGGCGACCTCTAATGCGGCCGCATGCTTATACTCACCACGGCTTTCTGATGGAGTTCGGAAAAGCGCCAACAGCGTTTCTAATTCTGGGGCACCTGATGCAAATTCGTAGATTGTGGATCCAGGCAGTTCAACTAGCTTCGCCGCCCGCGCTTTCTTCTTTGTCATACGTTTGCTTTTTGTCATCTTTTCAGATGAGGAAGTGGCTCCTAACACATCTGCCTCACTCCATACCACCGGTTCGTAATGTCCATCTTTCTGATATTCAGCATGTCCAAAATCAATCCCTGAGCCGACATAATTGATAACAATCGTAGGATTTGTTTCATCATACTGCAGAAATGTATTCCGTACAGGACGCACCATTCCATCCGCATTTTTCTGCACGGCTAAAATATTGTAGTTAAACAGTTTTCCAAGAATAGGTACAAACTCCACACCGAGTTCGGCGTGCGTTTCCGTTGTTAGATCTTGCATTGATTCTTCAATGATGAGTGCGCCGCCACGGTCTTCACCGTAATAGTCTGCAGCAAGCGTATTAAGCTCATCCTCATTTGCGGCAAGCTGCGCGCGAAATTCAAGCGCGATATATTTGCGCATAGAATCCTCGTGAGAGCGATAGGTCGGCGATGTCGCAAATAGAAAACTGTGTAGCAGACAGTTGCCGTCGCCGATCGCACCGACGCGCTGAAAGCGATGTCCTGCTCCAATAGCCAGCGCTTGAATCTCGTAGGGCTCTACCCATTTTAACATCTTAACAGGATTGGACCGGGCAACTACACGGTACGTACGTGCTCTATCAAAAGCTATGCCTTGAACAAGCTCTTCCATGTCTCTACGTAGCCCTGCGTTTATTCTTTTTATTAATTGTCTAGGTATTCGGATACGTTTAAAGTCCATTTTCGTGCCCTGCCCCTGTTTTCTCTCATCCAGTCCTTCATTTGCGGGACTGAATATGCCCTTTGTCTGATCCAACAGTATGGTTTTAGGATAAAAACGAAGATCATTGATAATATAGACATTCTCATCAGTATAGATGTAGGGTTCTGGTACATCATTGTTGATAAGTTCAGAATAGTAGCCCCGTACCGGCTCCTTAATGAGAATTCTTAGAATACCGTCGCCCACATGGATATACTGATTATCCTTGATGTAGGCCAGAAGCGTGTTGCCGACTTCACGGGGATCACCCTCGGCGTGTTCGGGTCCGGCACCTGTGGGAACCCAGAGCTGCTTGAATGGTGTAGAAAACACCTGCTTTGCAGACATAAGTTGTCCATCTACATCCTGTGTAAGAAAGACTGTCATATGTCCATCTGCAACCTCCACTATGAACGGACGGCCGCCGTTCATATGAATCTCATAGCGGACCGGTGTCTTATTGGTCTTCTGTTGCTTTTGCTTGCTTGTCTTACGTACCCACTTGAATACACCGCGTGAATCCGCTTTGGAAATATAGGTGCCGTCCTTGCCTTTTTTAGTCTGTCCCTTGCATTGTCCCGCATGATAGGCAGGTGATTTCCGGGTCTGATAGGCCTTTGCCTTAACTTCCTTACACAACATCACCCGCTCTATTTGGGGGTCATAGATTCCATCGCTGCTTTCAAGGCTTTCGCATTCTCTGGATCAGTACTTGAGTGACCGGCAAGTGTCAGATGAAGCTGGGAATGGGGGGCAGCCTTTGCAACAGCAACTGCAGAAGCAGCCGGACATACAAGATCGTAGCGACCTTGCACAATAATCACGGGCACTGACGTAGGAATACTCGCAGCCGCCTTGATGAGTTCATGGGGCCTGAGCCAGGCATCGTGGCTGAAATAGTGGTTCTCAATTACAGCGAGGCTCTCCACTTTTCGTGGAGTGGATCGGTCCGGGCGCGGCTTCAGCGAGGAAATCGCCGCTTCCCAGCCCCACCAGGCGTTTGCGGCCTTCTTTCGTGTTTGACGATTGCGACTATGGAGGAGCCGCTTGTAAGTCTGTGTTAGATTACCTTTGGGATTTTTCAGACCGCTGCCTTTAGAGAAAGAAGCCCATGCCTCAGGATATAGACGCGATGCGCCTCCTTCGGCATACAACCAGTCTGTTTCCCAGGGCTCTAAAAGACAGACACCGCGGAGCACCAGTGCCGCAACACGCTGGATATGCCTGGATGCATATGCTAGCGCCAATGTGGATCCCCAGGATCCACCGAAAACAACCCATCGCTCCACCGCACACGCCTTTCTAAGTCGTTCAATATCGGCAACTAGATCCCATGTGGTGTTTTTATGCAGACTCAAAAACGGTGTGGAGCGTCCGCATCCCCGCTGATCATACATGATCACTCGCCAGCGCGTGAGATCAAAGCATCGTAGGACACTGCGTTGTAGGCCGCCGCCGGGCCCGCCATGCAGCACAACTACGGGTTTGCCCGTTGGCGAACCGAACTCTTTATAGTACATTGTGTGTCCATCTCCAACATCCAAAAGCATGGAGTCCCTTACTATCTGTTGCGACTTTTGCGTCTAGAAGAACTGGAAGAGCCAGAAGAGCCAGATCCAGAAGAGCCAGAGCGAATTGTTTTCCTGCGATTTGTCTTTGTCTTTGTTCGCATAGGACTTGTCCGCACTAGAATATTCTGTTGGATATATTCCAATATACTAATATTATATGGAGCATCCGCCGTAGCTATCTTACTGCAAGTACGAGAATCTGGACGTGGCACCGCAAGACACCACCACGGGTTCCCTCCTTTTGTACCAAACATCTCACTGTCAAAGGATACTGTAATCTCACCCGTCGCTTTATCCAGATTAAAATGCACCGATGCTTCAACATCAGTAGAATATAGAGAAAAATAGTCAGGATACATATCAGTATCTCTAAGATTTAAATCTTCTAGTGCATGAATGGCACGGCTATTCACTCCTCTATTTTTAGCCACCGTAGCATCTATCTTTTCCCCTATCCATCTCATAATTCTGTCTATATTCGCTTCACCTCCATATAAAAACGTGTAGCCCATCTCTGCTATAACGTAGCAAAAAAACTTGACCTCGTACATACAAACACATGGGGTCAGGTACGATGACCTTTACAATGATATTCCTCTCTTTTCTTGCAACTATCGTAACAACGACACACGCTTCTTTCACAAACTGTGCTTCCTATCCACGCGCGCTTCCAGTCCATGAACTCTTTGCCGATCCGCCTAGCATAGTGGCCGCGAATCAACCGACCACATTTCGCATTCAATTTACAGTACCCGTCGGGAAATGGATTCCCTATGGTCAGATAGAAATCAAGCGAAATTGGAATGGGCTTGCACTGACGACGGTACGCACTGATCTGGCCCAGTATATTCAGACACCGCTGTACCCTAATATCCATACATTTGAGAACCGCTATGTTTTTCCACCGAATGTCTGGGGTCGTGTGAGCACAGAGATTAATGTGTATAATGCGAGCGGCATGCAGCTGCTGTGTGCGCAATGGATTGTGTATGCCACAGGAACGGACAAAAATGAGACGAGTTGGCCATTGTCAGCGCTATACAGCTAAATTTGACAAAGTCGCTACTAAAGGGCGGCTGATGTTAGAACCATGGGACAATGCCTATATCGTTCATCGCCACCTCACGAGGAAGATCTATGGGAGGATGTTCCTTCTGTAGCTAAATCACAACAGCGAGAGCCTGTAGGACAATGCTGTGGATATCCGCTAATACCGTATGAAATGAGCACAGCGAACAATACTCGTCTCTACCAACTCTATTGCTACCGATGCGGTGCTACTCAGAAGAATACAGCGCCAGTGTTCGGGCACTCGGATCCGTCGCCTTCACAAACCGGGGCATCCACATTGCCGGCGCAGCTGCGCCAGCAGCTGCCTCAGGAAAGCTGCGGTGAAACAATTCGCGATACCAAAGAGCCTCTGCGGTAGGCGGAGGATTAACCGCGTAGGCGGCAGCGGCTGTCTGCCAGCCCGCAGGAAACGCGGCCTCGCCGGCCTCCCGTGCCATCTCAAACCATGATTTTTCGGCGCGCGAGATACCGTCACTGAATGCTTCCTTACGTCGCCACAGCACCTTGTCAGGCAAGAGCCCTGATTTATCAAATGCTTGTCGGAGCAGCCATTTTTCAATACGATCATCGGGGCCGCCTGGGCGCAGATACTGCGTAGGAAGACTACGCGCCACTGACACGAACTGCCGATCAAGAAACGGTGATCGCGATTCCAGGCCATGCGCAGCCATACCGCGCTCTGACCGTAACACATCGTATCGGTGAATCTCTGTTAGAAGTCGCGATGTCTCTGTTTCAAATGCTGCGTCATCAGGGGCGGCCCGCATATATAGATATCCGCCAAGAATCTCGTCTGCACCGTCGCCATTCAGGACAACTTTAACATCAGGTGTCTCTCGGGCAATAAACTGGCCTAAGAGATAGTTGCCGACGGACGCACGCACCGTTGTAATATCAAAGGATTCAATAGCCTGCACCACCTCTGGAATGGCGGCGAGGCATTCTTCTGCAGTGACGATGCGTTCATGATGTGTGGAGCCAATATGGGCCGCGACGAGCCGCGCATGTTCTAGATCAGGACTGCCGACCATACCAATACTATAGGTGTGGATGTGACCGAGTTGTTGCGCGGCAATTGCCGCTACGAGGGATGAATCAAGCCCGCCTGACAGACACGCCCCCACCTGTCGTACAGTTGTGAGACGCTTCTTGACTGCTTCCTCTAGGGAATACCGCAGACTCACTTCACTCAGAAATATACCGTCGTGGAGATTCTCATATAGAGGATTTTTGAGCCACGGTGTCTGATGCCAGACCACCGTCGTTGCTGCACCTGTTTCCAGATTGATTGTAAGAATAGTACCTGGTTCTACAGCCTGGACTGCAGCGTTTTTATTCTTATCTACTAAGCCTTTGATCTCACTTGCCAAACAGGATCCATTGTAGAACAGCGGCCGCACACCATAGGCGTCACGACATGCCTGTATTTCTCCCTTACATTTATGGATTATAACAATGGCGAAATCTCCGTCAAGCTGCCGTGCCACCTCGGTCAAAGGCATACCGCGATCCAAAAGTGCCGGAATCACAGCACAATCACTGGAACCGATCGGCACTGAAAGTCCAAGGCGCTCAATGAGCGTGGCAGAATTGAAGATTTCGCCATTGCAAACAACAATTGATCCGTCATCCAAAAGAAAAGGCTGCTCCGCACCGCCCATCGCACCTTGGATATGAAGACGGGTAAATCCGACAGCGATCTGCGTATTCGTCGCATCATGTACCAAAAAGTGTGTTTGTTTTGCGTCGGGGCCGCGCGGCCCGAGTTTGCGCAAGGCCTGTTGATGGACCGTATGATTAATTTCGTCTCCCCACACTACACAAATTCCGCACATTCTTCCTCTGTGTATTCGGATGGCTTTATGCTGCCGCTCCATACCGGGTGCCGTAATTTACGAGCCACAGTTTGCGAGCCGTGTCCTGCTCATTCATAAACTGGCGGAGGTGCGGAAAGTAGGCACCCTTGTTGGTCTGATGTGCCTCCCAGAGCAGCTTGCGGTACTTCTGGGGCGCCTGACCCAGCGGCAGCTCCTTTGCACGATAGACCTTCATGTAGAGATCGTGGAGCTCCTGGGTACATGCCTTGAAGTTGGCAATGACTGCGTCTGCATCGCACTGCTCCTCAGGATAGAGACGCAGATAGACACCAAGACGGCCATTAGACCAGTGCTCCAGCCAGGTGTAAGTCCGCTTGGCCTGATTTCCGCGAAGATGACGCGCCTCGTCGTACTCGTTGCTACGGAGCTTGTACCTCACAGAAGCATCAGAGTGTAGGCAAACACCCTGCCACTGCGCGCCGAGCTTCTTGCCCTGGAGTGCGACGAACTCCTTGACATCCTCCAGCGTCTTGATATCATACTTCTTAGGGCGGAACTTGTCCGCGAGAAGAGTAGGCCCATGCACCAGAGTGATAGTCGGAATACCGTAGGGCGGTGCCACTACGATCCGCTCCTCTGGATGCTGGAGCACCCACGAGTAGCTGGATTCAACATTCAAATCATCCTTGGTTAGCCCCACTGCGCTGAAAGTCTCCCAGAAGAGATCGGCAAAGGAGCGCTTGCCGAAGAAGTTGCCGGTGGCGCCGAGCTGAGTGCGCGTGGTGAGGCACCACTCCATATTCACAGGATCAAAGAACATATTGATCATGACGCCGTCAATAAATTCCTCCACCACAAAGTTGCTGCTTACTCCGTCAGTAACGGCATCCAGAAACTTGCGACCGCGCGCCGGTGCAATCAGGATCGGCTGGTTCGTGATCGTATTCCAGATCACGCTGCGGCACAGCGGAACATGGGGCAGTGACATGTCGCTCGTCTTCTTATTGTAGTAGATGATCGCATAAGGGCGGCAGGGATCCTCTGGCTCACGGACCAGAAGACTGCCACCGGCAGGACTGCGCAGCCAGGCAAAGAGCTCATCAGAAGTGTTAAAAGTCTGGGGAAACATTGTCATCGTATTCATAGTTTCTGTCGTACTTTGGGGTAGGTGAGCGGCAGCAGGTGTCAAGTTTTTGGTGGCAAGATTTAACACCCATAGAGAGGATTTCCTGTAGGCGGAGATATAATGTTAAATTGAGGATACTTTGTGGTAATCCCATATAATCCAACGCAGCCACAAAACATCTGCGACGCAGATATGACTCCTGTAGCATTCCAGCTAGATAGATCTCCATTAAAGACTGATGCACTAAAGAACGTGTTGTTCATATTCGTTACGCGGCTTGTATCCCAGGTGCCAATCGGTTGATTAAAGATAATTGCACTATTAAACATATCTGCCATATTTGTTATTTGGCTTGTATTCCAGGAACCGATTGGCTGATTAAAGGAGGATGCAGTTCCAAATATACCGTTAATAACGGTGACTCGGCCTGTATCCCAGGAACCGATCGGTTGATTAAATGCATATGCTTGATTAAACATATCTGCCATATTTGTTATTTGGCTTGTATCCCAAGAACTGATCGGTTGATTAAAGAAATTTGCTTGAGCAAACATACTATTCATATTCGTCACCTGGCTTGTTATCCATGAACCGATCGGCTGATTAAAGACGGATGCATTATAGAACATACTGCTCATATCCGTTACGGCACTCGTATCCCATGCACCGATCGGTTGATTAAAGGAAGTCGCGTAAGCAAACATACTGCTCATATCCGTTACCGCACTCGTATCCCAGGAGCCGATCGGTTGATTAAAGACGGATGCATTATAGAACATACTGCTCATATCCATCACTGCACTTGTATCCCAGGAGCCGATCGGTTGATTAAAGGCGGGAGTGTAAGCAAACATACTGCTCATATCCGTCACTCGGCTTGTATCCCAGGAGCCGATCTGTTGATTAAAAGCAGATGTATAGAACATACTATCCATATTCGTCACTCGGCTTGTATCCCAGGAGCCGATCGGTTGATTAAAGGCGGGAGTGTAAGCAAACATACTCGCCATATTCGTCACCTGACTTGTTATCCAGGAGCCAATCGGTTGATTAAAGGCTGCCGCACCATAGAACATAGCGCTCATATCTGTCACTTGGCTCGTATCCCAAGAACTGATATCTTGATTAAAGTCTGCTGCATCCACAAACATACCGGTCATATTCGCAACTCGGCTCGTATCCCAAGAACTGATATCTTGATTGAAAGCGGATGCACCGTAAAACATGGTGTTCATATCGGTCACTCGGCTCGTATCCCAGGAGCCAATCGGTTGATTAAAGGAAGTTGCATTATTGAACATATCTGCTATATTGGTTACAGTGGATGGCAGCGTTAAGGGAACAGAGACCAATGCCTTAGCAAGCGCAAATGCACTAACCAATGATGTTAGACCAAGATCGCCCCATTGAGTAACTTCTTTAAGATACTCCGCTCCGCTGTAAAATCCGCCGTATCCTACAGCACTCCCTGTAATAGATATTGTTACTCGGCCAGATAATGAATAATTATGAGAAACAGGACCGGAGGTAAATGTTTCTGCTGTAGAACCATCGCCCCAATCAATTACAACACCGCCGTTTCCAAAAACAATAGGAAGCTCTATTTCTGCTGCCGAGGGAAATTCATATACAAGAAGCATTGGAGGACCAGATGGCGGTTCTATAGGACAACAGCGCTCTTCCACAATTGCTCCATTCGTCAGCTGTGTGCGATACGGAGTCCTGCCAAACTGTATTGTCTGATATGTCTCATAGTCCATTTTGGCCGGTGGCTGTCCTGACGCAGCCAATATACCCTTAATCCGACGAAGACGCTCTGTACCACTTTTATCTATATTGCTCATCACTCTACCGTATCGCAATAGTTCGCGCGGGCTAATTACCGCACACTCAGGTCAAACTTCCACCACATAAAACCCCATAGAAAGTAGCGAATGTCACAAGAGATAGAGGATCCGCTGCACATCGGCAACACTATTAGTATCCTAAGTGACGCGCATGGATATGTAGTAGGGCGTGTGATCTATCGCAACACGAATTTGGTTCGCGTTATGTCCCAGGAAGCCAGCGACCGCGCAATTGATTTCCCCATGACGGAAGACGGTTCTGCCTTTGCCCCGGAACTCGGCGTCAGTGTTGTGGAGATTATAGAAACACATGCCTCCGATTACTACGTAGATGTCCTAGGTGCAAGACCCGGTGAGACTCTGGAATTCTTCACAGTAGATGGTACCGAGGCGGCCCCCACCGGCATAGTAGAAGAAGTCATTAAATCCAAGTCCAAAGACTCTATTAAACTCACTGATGGACGTATTCTAAAATTCCGTGGTGTTGGTCCTGAAGATCCAATTGCCGTCATCCGTGTGCTTACAGATGCAATTGAACAGAGTGTAGCAGCAGCAGCAGATACCGGTGCAGATGATGAAGGTGCCGTTGCAACCGCTGCAGCCGCAGTCGCCAGACAGAGCGATATGTTGGCGCTGCTACGAGGTGTGCTTCCCTCTGCTACAATGGAAGTCGTGCCCACCGCCGAACGCAGCTTTCCTGATTCTATGCAGCGCGAAGATATGTTCCAGGATCTTCTGACTGAGGTCACCGCGAAACAGCGGACCAATCCTCGTCGTATTCGCCTCTTGGAGCGTGAAGTGGATCTCGCGATTGCTCTTAAGAATAAGTCGCTCATGCGAGACGAAGCCGGTCGTGTCACCGGTACTGCTCCATATCTAATCACGAATCTGCAAGACGCTATTAATGCCTCTACAGCCGCCCTGCCTGCCGCAATTCCCATTGTTTCTGCCGCACGTGTGCTCAATCTTGATAAATCTGAAGCCATCGCTTACAAAGAAACTGATGTGCTGCCCCGTGTGCTTGATGTCGTTGATACCGAAACGGATGAGCTCGCTGAACGCTATCTAGAAGGTGCCCTACCCGACGCAATCGGTCGCGGTTTCTATGCTTACACGAACGATCTACTCGGTCGTGATCAAGCCACTCTACAAGGCTCAACACCATCGGAATGGCTTGAGGATCAGGATATTGTACGCACCGCTGGCCTCGGAATCAATGTACAGGGTCTCAGCTCAGGTCTGCCGAGACCTAGTACGAAAGAGTTTCCAACTCCTCCTGTAACGATTGCATACCTCATCAGTGATGTTACGGATCGTTCTATGCGGGTACTGACCGCCGATCGCCGTGTAAATCACAAGACAGGAGAGGTCTATATCAGTGCGCCCACCGATCCTTCCAAAGTTAGCTCCTATGTCATGTTGCCTCCTAAAGCGGCTCTGGCGTTACGTCCGCCGAGGCGTACAGGCGATCTTCCTACTGCACTGCTGTATTCCGCCGCACTGGAAGCCGACGAGCTGCCTACAATCGCCGAGACACTCCGTGATCTGTATGCGCCTGATGCCTCGCCCCAGAATGCATGGACGCTTTCCGCCGACAGTACCGAGGGCACGGATGTCGCCGACTGGTTACAATCCGTTCTTCGCTATGTTGTCCATCCGATTGATAGTCTTGGCCCGCGGTCTCCGCGCCTTCTTTCTCTTCTAGATACACTCGGACTCTCTTCTATGGATCTATCACAGCTTGTCGCCAATATCGTATGGGCCTGGACAAAGAAATCACAGAGCATATGGCGATCACTTCTCGTGAGCCGTCGCAAAGAGATTCAGAAAGCGCTAGACACAGAGGAGCCGCGCACCTTCCAGACAGTGACGGGCGACTCTGCACTCTGGCCGGCGCTACGTAGTGCGGACTCTCTCAAAGAGCTTCTGGAAGACATTAAACGCCGTAATCCCATGATTGCCGATGCGCCTACACTTTTGACCGCATCTCTACTCACCGAGGCGCAGGGCGATGCCATGCCGCTGGTATGGGCAGAGATCGCGAAACTGGATACTCGCACTCCTGAAGGAATGATGGATCCTACAGCGGCGGCGGCCGCTCTGGCCACGAGTCGCGCCTACATTCTAAAACGCAAGGCACTGCGTGATGCACATCTGTTAGGCCTCAGAGGGGCTCCAGAGATCAGCACGTGTCCCCACGCCACCCGGCTAGAAGCGGTTCGCAATGTCAGTGATGTGCTGCAGCGATCCCGACTCCTCCGCGACTTTATTGAAGAGTTCCAGGGTCCCCGCGAGGGTGATTGGATGACCTGTACTCTCTGTAAGGCTCCCTGTGTCTGCTATCACGAACTCATGGAGCTTGAAGCGCTCGCACAGCCGGCGCGCATGGATGCTATTCAGAAACAGATTTTGGTAAAATACGGCGGAGAGCGCTATGAAGGCAAGATTGTATGCCGCAACTGTGGCCAGGGACTCCAGGATATTGATTACGACGAACACGTAGAGTTTGATGATCAGGGTCGCGCGGTCGTATCTGCCTCTGTACTGACTGATGAGCAGATGGAGGAACCCACTGAGACCGCCTGGAAGAAGGCCACCGCCGATCTTGCTCCGCCTCCCGTTGTCTTCGCCACGCAGACACAGCGGGATCTCGGCGATGCACTTCAGGTCATGATTGAGCGCGGCGGTCTCCAGATGTCCTCCGATGTAGTACGTCAGATAGTACGTTATGCGGACCTCTATGTAAGTGCTCGTGCCCCGCCTGCAGAGGCCTATGAGAAACAGCGTACGCGTATGCTAACCGCCGCCAGCACCAAGATCAAAACTGCCACGGGTCTTGCCGGTACCGCCGTACAGGTGCCAACATATGCAGGACTTATTGATCAGATCCGTGTTAGTGCGCTCATAGCTCTCACTGCTATTGCGATTCAGACTGCCGAGCCGGCCGTCGTCGTAAATAATCCTTTTCCGTTGTGCGAGTTTAGCCGCGTCGGCTATCCCTTTGATCCAAGTGCAAAGCCAGAGGAGACCGGTGCGCTGCTGTACATGGCCTGTGTTGTGGCCTCTATTCAACGCGATGCGGCACCATGGAGATCTCTAACATGGTCGGGCGAGACGAAACTAGAGGCACGACGTAAAAAGGCGCTGGGCGTGGCACTTCCCGCTCTGCAGATTATTCTTGGTGCAGATTCAAAGGCTGCGCCGCTGTCCTTCACACCTGAAGTACGCAGTGCGCTATCCAAGGCGCAGACCGATGTTGTGGCCATCAAGGCTAAGGCGCTTGTAAGTATCACAGATCAGATTCCAGTGGGATTTCGTCCTGAGCCGTTTCCGCCGGCACTGGAGAGACCGGCCGTAGAACGTAATCCGGTTCCGGCAATTGAAAAGACGCTGGCCGAAGGAAAATCAACAGCCGATATGATGATTCCTGTAGCCGATGCTATGCACCAGCAGGCTATTGCAGTCGTTGTGGAACTGCACAGGGCGGCTTTCAGCGGAGTGGAAATGATGATTGCTGCGGGGCAGAAGCCTGGTAATGACGCTGTCTGCTGTCCCGTGGCCTTTTCCGCTGCGACTACACTGCAGGGTGAGCCAGAACAGATGCAGCTCCTGAAGGCCCGCGCCATTCTGCGTGGAACACAGCCTACGGTACCGAATGCCGGCACGCATCTGTGGCCGACCTTTGAGGCGCCTGTACCCGCAGTTATTGACCAAGTCGTGGAGGAATCCGTATTTTTTAAGCTTTTCCTTAAATTCTGCTACGTGGGTCCCCAGCCAGGTGAGAGTCACGAATTTAGCACAGGAAATATGTGTCGTCAGTGTGGGCTTCGTCTGGGAAAACCGCTGGACACGATTGATTTCGGTAAGGATGGCGCCGGAATCTTGGCTGCACAGGAAGGAGATCTCCGTATAGAGATCACGCAGACAGCATTTAATGCGCTTTCAGAGGCAATCCGGCGGCGGCGGCTCCTAACACAGCCGCGTCCGGCGACGCAGACTGCATGGCGCGCGGGTCTGGATGCTATCGCTGCACAGCTTCATGAGCAGAAAGCAAATCACGAAGGTGACACGCTTCTCGGCCTCATGGATGCAACGATGACGACCCTCGCGGGTAAAGAACAGGAGCCGATGGATGAGATTACGCGGGAAACCTTCTGGACACCGATGACGGCGCACATGGATCAACTGCGGGCCGAAGTAGAAGAGAGCATAGGTCCTCTCATTGCAACTGGGCCAGGCCGCGAGGCGAGAGCCCGCGCGCAAGAATCCATGACGGCGATGACGATGTTTGACACACTGACGGAGGATCCATTTATTGAGGGGCCACGTGCTGTACAAGAGTATTGGTGTGCAAAGGCCCAATCGGCGGGTGCAGATTACACTATAACCAAGGTTACGGGAGCTGTCTGGGGTAAATTATCACAGAAGCACACGGAAATGATTAATAAACTAGTTTATTATAATTCCATATGGTACGGAGGCGAAATTACAGCAGGCATGCGCCCTGTGCTGCGGGCCCTGGGTGGCTGGATTGGTCCGTTGATGACGCGCTGGCTGCGATGGATCCGACCTACAGAGAGTGATGTTTGGACCGTGAAGGAAGCGCGCATGATACTGCGTTCCATTGTTCTCCAGGGTTGGCGAGATGCTGTTACACCGTCGTCATGGATGTATGCAGAGATGCCGTCATATGAAGAGAGAACTGCGACTGCCGCCGCGGTTGCGAACTGGACACGGGGGCTCATGTTGCATGTAAAGCAGCAGTTTATGCGCTATTCAAAAGAGACTATTAAACGAATCCTGCAGGATCGTGCAGGTCTGGAACGTGACACAATTGTTGAGGAGTTTCAGTCCATCAAGGATGATGATATTAGAGCAGCGGAGTTAATGAAGAAGCAGTTCAGGATTGGTCGTTGGGCGGGAGGAGCAAATCTGCAAAAATACGATGCAGATACCTTTGAGTTTGAGAGCGAACAACGCAAACGCATGGGTATTGTGGATCCGCCGGTGGATCCTATTTTGCTGGCAGGTCAAGCGGCGCCGGCGCCGGCAAATGACTATGGCTTTGGTGCCTTGGCAGCGGAGCCAGAAGACGGGTACGATATGGACCAGGGTGCGGCGGGAGATGATTACTAGACTAGTCAAACGCACACTTTAGGAGGCATGGCAAAATCCATAGCTGCCAGTAGAGTATGGAGATTCTGTGGCTTGCAATTGTTCTGTACAGTGTTGGTCTAGGCCTTGTTCTGCATTTTAAACCGGCGCTCATGTTCAACGAAAACGGTACATGGAAGGAGTTTGGATACCAGCGATCATCCCGGCACACAATGTTTCCCTTTTGGCTCTTTGCAATTGCATGGGCATTCTTAAGTTACGCGATAGCCGCCGGAGTTTCGTGGGTGATTCCTGCTGCGGCTGTTGCCTCTAGCAGTTTCAACTCATATGCGCAGAGCGAGTATAGCGATGAAGAGGAAGAAGAGGAAGAAGAGGAAGAAACCATACCCGCATCGGCTGTACCTTCAGCTCCACGGGGCCGCGGTCGCCCCCGTAAGACCCCTCGCCCAGGCTATTATATAGTTGATCCGGAATCTGAGAAGGAGGGGATACGTAAATACATCTACTACGGATCGGAGCCACCGTCGGTGTAAGACAATTCCTTAATTTGGTGGCAGGACATTTCGTCGTAACGGAGTTACAGCAGTAATGCCCAGATCACTTGGTGGCGGGGCATTTCGTCGCCAACAGACTTCCTAGACCAATACCATAGGCTCCCGCAAACGCCGCCCAATAACTTGCACCCATTGTGATTTCCTGAAATGTCTGAACATCATACTCATCCTGTGTAATCGCTGCGCCGCCGGCCTGTACAACGGCAGGAGGAGATCCCAAGGATGCCCGCAGCACATCCTGACTTGTCTTTGCAATCAGATTATTCATTCGTGCCAACTCCGGTGTTAGCAACGTCTTATGATCGCCAAACAACTGGCTAATCACAAGCCGCATCGGTTCCACAAATCCAGGAATCGTCACCATCGCTCCTGTAATCGCTGCGCACAGCATAGCGCCCATCACCACGCCGCCGTAATCCTTCATACCGCCGCAGGTATTTGTCTGCAGCACTACCAAGAATATGAATTGACACACAAAAGAGAATAACATACACAGCATAATCATCGTAATCACCTTCGTCGTAGGAATCATGTAAGGCATAAATCCAATCAACATACCGGCTCCCACAGGTATAGCAAGATGGGCGATCCACGAAGCAACCATCTCGCCATATAACAGATTTACATCAAGCGGCATATCCTCTTTGTATGGATGTGATTTTATCAGTCAGCAATTACCGACGACATAGTTAAGGAATGTCTCGGCAGACTGTAGCACCCGATCAGATCAAGAACCTTAAGGATTGGGTGGCCCGCTGGCCGAAAGCCACCAATCTTGGCTTTGATCCAGAAACCCGGGAACCTACTATTTACAGTGCAGGGTCGGATCGCAGCCGAGTAAGCTCTATACCCTGGAAGCGCGAGGCGGATACGCTATCCATACTCCAGCAGCCTTCGCGATATCCACCGGCGGCTGTAGAGGCCGCTACACGGCGTTATACGCGTATTCAGGAGCAGCGTGCCAAGCTTCGTGAGGCAGGTGAGGAGAGTCTCCGTGTAGCCGAGGCCGCAGTTCTTGAGGCATGGCGACAATATCGTGCAGCGCCACCTACAACACGTAGCACACTGCGTCGTGATATTCTGTCGGCAGAAGCTGCATTATATGACTTACAGAAAGCCCAGGCGAATAAGGCGCGTACCACTTATTTCGTGATAGATCCGTACGAGCGAGATATGGTTGTTGTAGGAAAGAATGGGATTTATATTCCTCCTATGCCGTTGGCGCGCCGTGGTATAAGTCTGGTTGCGGGTGCAGCAACAGCGACAGAGGCAGCGACAGAGGCAGCGACAGCAACAGAGACATAAGCAAAAGAAGAGGCTTCTCCCTAGAGATTATTGTAGAGGATATACCGTAATTCTATCTTCATTTTTGCCACAATCCACAGTATCCGCATGGTATTTGAAGCATACGCCGTTCCGATCCTGATACATGACCTTGCCTGCATTATCCATTGTAGGATACTTGTATATAACCGTTGCAGACGGTTTGAGTACATAAACAAAGAACATGCCAAAAAAGAGACCTACAAGAAACGGCAGCAACTGCAAATGATTGAAGAATTTCATTTCCTCCTCTACTATATATAATCAAATTATATAGTAAGGGCCATGAATTATTGGACATATATGGAAGATCCCTGGATCGCCGCGCTCCTCAGTTTCTTTATCGGATTCGGTATCGCAGCCATGTTTCGGCCCATGTGTCGCGGTTCCGACTGTATTGTGCTACACGGTCCTCCTGTTCGCGACGTGATAGACAAGGTGTATCAGATGGGCGAACGCTGTGTGGAATTCACGACGGAAGTCACAGCATGCCCTGCCGATGCTAAAGATATTGTGAAAACAGTGCAGATGGTTGCCTCTTAGTCAGTTGATAAGATATGGACAGTTCGGTTAGCTCTTCGGAATATTTCCTTCACGACAATCAATATGTCACTAAGTACGCCTTTAGATTCGCTATCTTCAGATATAGCGGCGAGCAATGGTCCTCCTGCAGATGAAGAGAGAGTCCGTCGTATCCTGGCTGAAATGAACGCGGATGCCGTGGTCCAGGCGCCTCCGGGTCTGCAGGAATCGCCCCGTGTGATTACCGAGCCACCGGTCTCTATGAGCACGGGCCAGCTTCGCATGGATGCGACGACCGCCCGCGCCAACGTCATCGGCAACTCTACACCGACGATGGCCGACTTTCACGCCATGTTCCAACAGACACCGCCCGGTCTTGCTCCTTACCAAGTTGCGCAGCCGGATCCGAATCTCTTAAAGCAGAATAAACCGACCCAGCCTTCCTGGAAAGAGGCAGCCTTTGCTGCTCTCCGTGCTCCTGTCGCCGTTGCCATCATTGTATTTCTTCTACATCTCCCTATTACGACAACCATTCTCTCACGGTATGCTTCGTGGATGTATCTGAGCAGCGGCGAAATTAGTGTGGGCGGACTACTGGTCAAGGCGCTGCTGGCGGCCGTCCTGTTTGCAGGCTACCAGACAGTAAATGGACTTCTAGACAAATGATGGTTGGCTCAATAGTGGTTGGTATAATTTAATACTTCATGATAGGATAGAGAATGGAGGTCTTGAAAGAACTAATGAAGCGCCCGCGCCCTACAGATAATCTGGCTATCGCGCTGTTTGCCATTGCGGTGCTTTATACGGTATTTCGCGGAACGACACATACAATTCTGGTGGGTATCGGTTTTACACTAATTGTGTTGGGCGCATTACCGCGTCAGTTGGCCTTGGCGTTCTTAGTTGGCGCCAGTGCAATTCTGTTAGTACAAACACGGAGTGATGTAGAGGGATTTGCGGATGGAAAACGGGGTTCGGATGCACCTACAGAGGATGAGGATCCGGATGCAAAGGCAGTTGCAGATGCAGAGAAACCAGATGATCAGAATCTGGATGGAGTTGCTGCTGCTGAAAAAAAGAATAGTGAGAAATTCTCTGCGGGGAAGCCAATGCTACCCGACAACACGGATCGTCAGGAACCGCTAGAGCTGGGCAAGGCCTACACGCTGCCCAATGAGAATGATGACAAGGGGTTTCATCTAGATTCGGGTACGACCTTCTTGAATGCGTACAAGGCGCTGAAGCCGGATCAGATCGCGGCGATGACGAAGGATACACAGGATCTTTTGGCAACGCAGAAATCGCTAGTGGCGATGTTGGATTCGTTTGGTCCGCTAATGAAGGATATGGGCAAGATCACGGGATTCTTGGGTTCTAAGTAATAGAACCCAAATAACGAGCAACAGCGAGATTCTTGGGTTCTAAGTAATAGAACCCAAATAACGAGCAACAGCGGATAATGAACTATCCGCTTCAAAGTAGAAGCGCCCATTAGAGGATGATCCTATATCTATTACTTGCAATACTCTTACTCCTGTTAGCCTGGTTGGCAAGAGTAAGACGTGATGAATACTTTATTAATATAGAGTCCATTGCTCCTGGTGTTGATCTTAAATCGCTGCCCGCGCCACAGGAGATATTTCGGAACACCCGCAACATGATCAAAACAACCGGTATTGATCTGAGTAAGGGTGCCGGTGAAGACCCAGACAGCCCTCAGCATTTTCTGTATAAGATGAATGGTCTTATTGATAAATACGATAAACCAGAAGTATGGGACCATGCGGCGTATGTGATGGACAAAGATCCTGGTCAGCTTGCGCGTATGAATCTTGGCATTACTAATTAGAGGAATGCCACGCAAGTGTCCGACAGGCTTTATATGTACGGATAATTCTACACTATGGATTGTCTTAATAGGTATCGTGTGTGTAGTTGGAGCAGCCGTGTATTTTATGCCCAGAATCGCACCTGCATCACCTGCATCAAAGATCTATGTCGTACAGGCACCCGTCGTACCTCAACCCGAAATGCCAGCAGCGAGACAACAAGTGCGTCCCGATCTATATCCTGAACCTGTCATGCGGACTGGTATTTACGGTGTCCCAGGTATTCCCGCTCTTGCGTCACGCTATGGCCCTGTTGGTCCCATCCAGCAAGTGGGAATCTTGACGGCCGAGGGCGGTTCCTCGTCATCCGCCGCGCCGGATCGCACCATTCTGCCACTCTATGGTCGCGAACTGGATGTGCGCCGCGGCCGCTGGAACTATTACACGCGCACAGACGGCTCCAATCCCGTGCAGGTGCCCGTGCGCGTCGGCAACCGTGTCTGCGACGATGATACGAACGGGTGCAATGAAGTCTATAGCGATGACACGGTGCATGTGCCGGCTCTAGGTCGCAGCTTCAAGACAACGGTGTATAGACGCAGTTTGTTCTAAATGACGCACGAAAACAGCAGTCGCAAGTTAGAGGATGTCAGACATCAGACTCACCTGCGACGAAACACCCCTGGCCTGGCCCCCATCCATGTCTATGGATGATCTCAAAGTCTGCAGCACATGCGGAATCAAGGTGCATTCGCCCCAGCCCGGTACCCTACAGATCCTAACACGTCGTCAGAGCAGAGGTGTCGGTGACGGCGTCACCATTGATGAGAGCAACAGCGTCGGTGCCGACTATCGTGGTCAGCGCTACACACTTGAAGAGGCCGTCTTCCATACACCTGGGCTCCACATCTTTCCTGGACAGAAAGAGGTCTATCCCGCCGAGTACCATATCCATATGCGGACTATGGCGGCCCCAATTCGCTACATCACTATCGTAATTCCGGTGAGTCATCTTATTTCAACAGAGACCGGTGCCGACTATTTCAAGGCCATGCGGGCGAAGCCGGATCCCGCAGCTGTCCGCCCTACACTAGATACACTTCTAAAGTCACCGACCGGTGCCGTAATCAACACTCTCCAGTACCAGGGCCCCGATGTGCGCGGCCGCACGGCCGAAGTCGCCGACAACAATGATGTCTGCAGCTCTTCCAAGGAACGCCAATTCATTCTTGTTCTAAATGTCTGCCGTATCCGTGCCATGGATCTAGAGAGAATTCCGCGTGAAGGATCGCTATCCACAGATCCGCGTGATCTGCCTGCACCCGGCATAACAGCAAAATCCGCAATTCCGAGAGACCGACTGTTGCGCAGCACCGTATATGCCATACCAGGTATTCTAGATAAAAAGCTGGTGAATGCGACGGCGACAGCAGCAGCAGCACCGGCTGGCCCTGAGCTAGAATGTAAGCCGGTAAAGGTCGTGAATGGCCGTGATGTCATTGATGTAGAAGGCAAGATCGTAGATGTTAAGGCGCTTCTCGGTATAAGCGGTGAAGGAGTATCTGAACTGCATGAGCAGACCTATGTTACTACTATGGGGAAACCGGTTACCATGTTTATCGGCACATTAGCAGGTCTCCTATTAGCAGATTGGCTCATCTTCACATTCATATGGGCTTTCTTCTTCAAAGAGTCTGATCGTCTGGCCCAATGGGAACCGATTAAAATATGGATGTTACTAACAATTGCACTTACCGCCGCCGGCTTTTCCGGTGGAATCCTTGAGCTATTCGGCATCTAACCCCCAAAAAACATCGCGAATAAGTAAGGGATGAAGATGTTTGACGTCTTAGTACTCGGCTTGGTAATCGCAGTGGTCATTATTCTGATTCGTATTATTATTGGGACACCGCTTGTGAAGCGGGTCGCAGAGAGCTTTGCCTCAGGTGGCTCTCTAACAAACACCATGACAGAGTGCCCTGGCACCTCTGTGATGTACATGCACGACGGCGCCGCCTACTGCTGTTCTGGAACTGTTACTATTGATGCGGATACACTCAAGAATACATGCAGGCCGCTGCTTAATCGCAGTTCCGCTTTCACATTCTGTACGCTGGGGCCACCGAAGCCCGATGTACCCAACTGTCTTGAACTCCGTTCAGGGCTTATGCAGGCCGAAGGCGAGAAGGTATGCCCGCCTTCTCTTCCCAATTTTGTAAAGGGTCCGAAAGGTTCGGCAACGGAGAACGGCCGTTGCTGCAACGGCCTTACAAACGACAGCTACGATGATTGTGTTAGCGGAGATTACTGTAATGTTGGCACTGATGCGAATATCTTCAAGGATCCGAAGAGCTGCGGGTTCTTGAGAGCACAGTACGATGATGGACCTTGCCCGACCGACTTTGGACCGCTAAAGGCAAATGGAACGGGCCCCATGGCAGATATTACACTCTATGGATGCACAAACAATAGTCAGAACTGCTATTCGGCGGGAACGCTGAAACGCCTGGCCGAACTCGGCTATGATGTCAAGGGACTGCCTTCTTGCTCCTCTATAGACTTAAAAAAGCCAGAATAAGTAAGGGACACTATGCCACGCCTAGGTGTGTTAATGATGCAGCCGTATCACGTTAATCCAACATATAGTTACATTAACGTGGTAGTTATGCGGTGGCTACAGGCCTCTAGTCTGGAGCTCGTATTTATACCATCCACCATATCGGCGGCAGAGGCCGCCGCCTATTTTGAACATATTCATGGTCTTTTCTTGCATCCTGGTTGGCCCGATGATCCTTCATATATGAGTCTGACACAGGCCTTCATACGAATGGCTACCGAGGCCAATCGCGTCGGCGACTACTTTCCAATATGGGGAACATGTATGGGCATGCAGATGCTGATGATACATTTCGGCGCAAAGCTTGAGAGAATTTATGCCAGACAGTTTCATGTAGGAACCACACTCCGTCTCACTGCTGATTCACGGCTCCTTGCTGCTGCACCGCGCCGCCGCGAATATATTCCGCATTTTAACAATAACTATGGAATCACAGTATCCACATTTCATAAAACAGAGCCGCTTAATTCCATGTTTCGTATTCTAGGCACTGCGGTTGATCGGAAGGGTGCCGAGTTCGTGACAATGATAGAAGGAAAGCGGCTGCCGTTTTACGGTGTCCAGTTTCATCCTGAATATACAATGTCGCAGATGACATGGATTTTGCGATTTATGGAAAAAGAACTCGGACGATCGGGACACATTGGATTTTTACCACGACCACCTGTGAGGCTTGCACTGGTTCAGAATAAGTCCAGAGAAGCCTATTATAAACTGGACACCGACTAATGAAAAATACTATAGCACGTTGAATATTTTATGACACATGGAATATTCAAGGATCCTTCTTACCCATTATCAGAATACAGATCTTCGGAATAATATGGTCTAATATGTTATGCAAATATATTCCTAGGATATTCTGATATTAATAAGGAATGATTGCTCTTTACTCGCTCATCAAGATAGTGGGTTCATAGATAACCCCGACAGGGACTGTATGAAGTGTGCATACTTCGCGGTCGCGCACTCGGCCATCACCGCAACTGCGTTTTGCATCCATAAAATTGGTACCGGCAAGAGAATCATGGCCTGCCGATCTACGAGGCCTGTAACTTCCAACAGATGGTATTGCATCCCACTCTGGCCTATTAGTATGAAGTGGATACTGGCCGGGTGGCACGGGGCTATACGCGCTTTGCATAGATGATGACCAGATTTGTAATGCAATAACTGCTAGGATCATGAGTCCGCCGATTATCCATATATCTGACCGCATTGTCTCTAGTTATAATATTTAAATAAAGTATAAGGATGTCATTTGATAAAAATAGGCCATGCCCCAAGCCTGCGCCAAAGCCTGCGCCAAAGTCTGCGCCAAAGCCTGCACCAAAGCCTGCACCAAAGCCTGC